CTATCGACGGACGTGTTAATACAGTCGTTGATGACTTGCAGACGTTTGAAGATGATACGGCTGACCAGTTCACAAGCGCACAGGAATCGATCGACGCAGCGAACGGGCGCATCACAAACAGCGTCTTTCAAATTGTCGGCAATAGCACCGACTTTGAAGATGCACAGTTACAGTCGCTTGATGAGCTAGTTGATTCGCTACAGCGTCGCACAGGACAGATAGACCGCAACTTATCTTATGCCGAAGCCATCAGTCAGCTTGAAGTTGACGTAAGTGAGGATGGTGCTTTAGCACGTTCTATTGATGCGCTAGAAGCGGCAACGGTGACGCAGGATAGCGCCATAAAAGCTAATACACAGTTTATCCAAGAAGTTGAAACGAATGTTAATGGTAATGCGAGTTCGCTTGCACAGATTGCCGCAGGTGTAACAGGTGAAGAAGATACCGCATCTGCACTGATTAAACTTGAGTCATACTTGGAGGATGGTGGTTTATCCGCAAGAGCTTTCTTTGGTACGGACGTTAACGGACAAGTTACAGGTATTGTTGTTAACGACAGCGGCACTGCACAACAGATTGAGTTTCAAGCTAATACGTTTGCATTCCTTGATGGCGCTGGTGATGTTCAAGTCTATTGGGACACGAACAACGAGCGCTATGTATTCAACGGTGAAATCATAGCACAAGCGGGCAGCTTCACAGGTTCAGTGACATCAAGTGAGGGTAGCATTGGCGGCTGGAATATCGAACCTAACTACATGTCATCATCCGAGTCAGGGCAACGTATCGAACTTGATGCGGGTAACAGTCGTATCGGTGTTTACGATACTGTCAACGAAAAAGTCGTCATGGGCTACCTCGATGGCTTGCCTAAGAACGATGGCACAGGCAACTGGGGTGCAGGTGACTATGGCTTTTGGGCAAGAGCGGGTGACGGCTTAACGATTGACGGTACGATTGATTACACGTCAGGCGACTTTATTGTTGAGAATGACGCAAGTGTATCTATCCGTGACGACCAAAACCGTGAAATTGTGCGCTTAGGTACAGATAACGGTACAAAAGGTACGTTTATATATGACATAAGCGGCGATGTATTAGCCGAGTTTAGCGCTGATAAAATTGAAGTCGGTGAAAGCACTGGTGATAGCCTGACCTATCAGAACGGAAACCTAGATGTAAGCGGCGGCATAAGTGCAGACCGTGGTGCTATCGGCGGTTGGTCTATTAGCGGAACATCATTAACAAGTGGCGACACTTCACTTAACTCAAGCACAGAAACGCTAACGCTTGGATCGGAAGTTTCGCTAAATAAAGATGCTGTAAACTTCGGCGCAGGATTCGCATGGGATAGCACCAACGGCCTTGTTGTTGATGGCGACGCAGAAATAGCAGGGTGGATAGTCGAAACGGGCTTATTCAAATCTGCTACTAGCGGTGCGCGTATCGAGCTTAATGCAACGAACAACCGAGTTTCAGTGTTCGACTCAGTAAATGAAAAAGTCGCTATGGGTTACTTGGGCGGATTACCTAAGTATGATGGTAGTGGTAATTGGGCGAGTAACAACTACGGTTTTTGGGCTAGACAAGGCGACCAGTTAGTTATTGACGGTGACATGGAATACAATAATGGTGACTTCATCATTGAGAATGATGCGTCCGTTAAAATCCGTGACGGTGTTAACGCTAATGAAATCATGCGCTGGGGTACAGACGCTGGTGTAAAAGGTATGTTCATCTATGACGCTTCTGTTGCTGATGGTAGCGCATCAAATCGTATTGCTGAATTTAGTGCAAGTCGAATTGAAGTCGGACGCAACGATGAAAAGCTAGTTTACGAGAACGGCGAGCTTGACATTGAAGGCGGTATTACAGCAGACCGTGGCAAGATTGGCGGATGGACAATAGGCAGCACCAACCTGTCTAATACAGTGGACGGATTAGGCGCGATAGAACTAAACGCGGCTGTTCCTCGCATTCGCATTGATGACGAAAACGGTAACGCAAGATTCGTAGCAAGACCAGACAAGCTAACTGTAGGCGATAAATCAAATGACTACATGGAGTGGACACCAAACGATGGCTTAGACATCAGCGGTAACATTTCAGGCGGAAGTATTGACCTCGGTAACGGCACGTTTACTGTTGATAATAGCGGTAACATGGTGGCGAATAGGGGTACGTTTAGAGGGAGCCTTGACGGTGTTGATGGCACATTTAGTGGTGACATATCGGGGTCAAATGGCACTTTTGATGGTACAGTGAAGGCGAAAAACATACTGGGTGAAAGCGCAGCAGGTGGTTTTTCTTATGTAAGCCCATTTGCTCAGACTAGAATAGGTAGTAGCTACCAACAAGTGTTGAATCTTAGTGTATTATCTACGGATACTACATACATTGAGTCCCACACTAGAGTTATAACTGTTGGTGGGTTGCACGTTCTTCCTGTACAGACTTCCGGTGCCAGTGGTGCTATTATATCCGCAAGATGGTCAAGCGGGCAAGATTCCACCATAAGACAGTACAACGTGCTTCCTTCTGACTCTGGCTATACTTTCTTTATACCACCAGAAAACTTTTCAAATAATAGTACAATTACATACCCACTCGAATTAGAGTTAAAAATTGATGGAGGCGGAGCGGGGTGGGAAATGACCGTAGAGGATGCTTATACAGTAGTGACTGTATTTAAGAACTCAGGGCTGATTGATTCAGGTTTTGTCAGCTAATTTAGTTACAGGGCTCCAGCTACTAATATTAAAATATATTTCAAAGGAATAACAAAATGAGCACATTTACAACAGTGTCAGAATTTAACAGAAAATTTAACCAAACGAGGTCACTAACATGACATCATACGTAAGAAGCGCAGACGTTGACTTAGCGCAAAACTCAAAGTTTGTCGAGGTCAACGACTCGGCTAACATTGGTAACATCAAAGACGGATGGGGCATATTCGTCAACGAAAAGTTGGTAGGTATTGCCCGAACCGTAAATACAGGAGCTAATCCGCAGACCATAGAATTACACGAAAACTATACAGGCAACGCTATTACGGGCGGTGTACTTTACGCTGTCATTACGCAAGGTTCGATTAGTGCTATTGGCGAGCGGTTGACAAGCCTTGCAGATACATACGAGGGGCTTGCTGATAGCGTTGCAACGACTACTACGCCAAATAGCTTGGTCAAGCGCACAAGCGATGGTCGTGTTAAAGTTGCTAACGGCGTGGACAGTAACGATGCGGTGGCGTATGGGCAGTTCAGCGGCTTAGAGCAAGACCTAATTGATACGGTTGACTTGCAAGTTGCACGAGTTAATGTCGAAGAAAAGCTAAAACGTGACGCCGCATTCTACGCTGACTTTACGCAAGATGATGCGATTATATCGAGCGGGCTTAGCAAAGTGGCTAGCGGTGTGGCTTCTGCTATCACAATGACAAACCCTGATGGTATTACAGGTATCGGCGCTGATGGAAAAATATACGATTCGGGCGCTGGTAATGTGCCGATTGTGCATGATGTCGAGGGCGAGTGTCAAGGCTTGCAGACTGCGACTGGTAGCACGAATGAATGGCTTTGGTCAGAAGATATAACAACCGGAGTTTATTCTATTATCGGTGGTGCTGCGATTAATTCTGAAACTTTTATAGAGAATTCAAACGATGAACAACACAGGCTTTCACAAAACATCACTGTAACTTCACAGGGGGATTTGTGGTCATTTCATGGTGAGTTTAAGCCGAACGGTCGTAGTGTTATCCAACTTGTTTTAGGCTCTAATATATTTCCCACAACTTCAGTTAATTTTGATTTGGAAAATGTCGTCATAAGTGACGATGACGGTGGCTTTGATCATCTAAAAATAGAAAAAAGAGCAGACGGATGGGTTTACTGCGAGGCTGTTTGTGAAGCTTCTGAGGGGAGTGGGATAACCAGCCCGTTTTGGGTTTTGCAGGACTCTCCCACTGCTAGCAGGTTTTCATCATACTTAGGTGACGGTTCTAGCGGAATCAAGGCAAGGTACTTATCTGCCGAGCAAGGCTATCCAACCGCTTACATCAAAACAGAAGCGAGTCAGGTGACTAGGGGCTATGTGGGAGCGGTTACAGAGCAATTTGGTCTAAATCCAGTTACTCATACGCTTTTTGGGGTTGCTACTTATTATGGTTCCGAAGATGACCAAAATCTATTGGCGAATCGTAGTGGTGATACTGGTTTTGACGTGTCTCTTACTACCGTCGGTTCAATACGCACTAGGTACGCAGATGGTAGTGGAGGGACTGTCAACACCCTCCTTTCTATGGGTCTCGAAATAGGCGACCGTTTTGCATGGTGTGTTACTAGAGATAGTGATGGTGTAGTTAAAACTTTTTGCTCTGCAACAAGTAATATTGAAACTTTAACAGGGTCTGTTGACGCTGAGTTTACCGACAAGACACTAAAAATTTCAGCTTACACCGCCAGTGGTTCGGTTCGTCCTGCGAATGGCACTGTAGAAAAGATAGTGGTTAGCAGTCACACTATCACAGACGCAGAAGCCTTGGTATTGACATCACTATGATAGTTAAGATTAGAGACGGCTTTACCCTTATCAAGGAATGCGAGGAGGGCATCTTAATAAGATGTGATAAGCATAAATGCGATTTCGCAACTACGTATAATAGACATAAGCATTCCAAATATGGCGGGTGTACCCAATGTAGACACGGTGGTATCCTAGAGAGTAGAGCTAAGAAGGGCTATGAGTTCTTAGAAGAAGCTCGGAGATTATGGTGCGATAAATATTCTTACTTTGACGTGCCTACGTACTGTACTTCAAAGACACAGATTGGAATTGTTTGTAGGAAACATGGAGAATTCTACCAGACTGTTAATAGCCACTTGTCTGGGAGAGGTTGTAGGGCTTGTGGGTATGAGAGTAAGAAAGGTAAAGGCATTGGAGGATATTCCTACCAGCTTTTTGAGGAATACCCAGAGCGAGCCAAGGAACAAGGATTGTTCTATCTGTGCGAGATGTTTAATGACGAATACCATTTTCTTAAATATGGTATCACCAAAACCACCCTTGGAAAGAGATTCAGTGTCCACAGGACATTCTTTTACGAACCAATTATAGTTGTCAGAGATAACCTGTTTAATCTGTTTGAGTTAGAGCAACAATTTCGAGGAATATTCCCACAACATAATTGTAAGTCTCACATAGATGGGTACACAGAGACAATACCTATTAGTTTCAAGAGGGAAGTTATAAAACACATGAGAGATAAATCAATCGCCCTAACAACATTGGAGCAGTAATATGATTAAACTTATCGGCGTTGTTCCAACAGCGCAAGCACAATATAACGAGAACGGGGAACAAGTCTCCCCTGCTCAATACGATGACAAAAGCTATTACGCAATCAGCCACGACCGCATAAAGGGTTTAACGGAAATAAGCCCCGACAGACCGTTGCCTAAGTTTGGCTCGAATACGCATTACTACGCATTCACAGACGAACAAGATGCAAAGACACAGCTCAGCTATGACGAAGAAACTGAGTCATTTAATGTTGAGTTTTATCCTAGCGAGAAAGAGTTTAAGCAATCTCGCCAACAACAACTTGACAACGCTGTAGTCACAATTAGCACAGGCAAAAAGTTTGACGCTGATGAATCGAGCATTACGCGCTTAACTAATGCTATTATTGCAGCGCAAGATGAGCCTGACACGCTTATTCCGTGGTCTTTGGCTGATGATGGTGCGGGTGCTATGACAGAATGCACACAGGCTGAGATACGGGAAGCACATAAGCTTGCTGTACAGAATATGGCATCAATTTGGAGTGTAGAACAATGACACAACTAAACTGGCAAGACTATTACCCTGAATTTCAGAAGCATGAGTTTGACTGTAAACACACTGGCTTAAACAACATGACCAAAGAGTTTATGGATAAACTTCATGCTCTACGCTTAGCCTATAATAAGCCAATGATTATATCCAGTGGTTATCGTCACGAATCCCACCCTATTGAAGCTGAGAAGAGCGTCAGGGGCGAACATACCTATGGGGAATGCTGTGACATAGCTGTTGGATATGAGGACGCTTACGAGCTTCTTAGGCTTGCATTTGAGCATGGATTTACACGAATAGGTGTCAAACAGCATGACGAGGGCAGATTCATTCACTTAGGAATGAGTGACAAGTTCCCTAACCCTAGAGTTTGGAGCTATTGAAAATAGCAAGAATATTGCCTATCGGCAAAGTCATACTAGCGTATGCAAGAATCCCCTAGCGGGAATTAGCTATTAAAATATACATAAATTGGAGAAAATTATGGTACAAGGTAAGAAGTGGTACAAGAGTAAAGCAATTTGGGGCAGCGTAGTTGCTGTAGTATCTTTAGTTGGTGGTGCATTCGGCTATACGATTGGTGCAGAAGATCAGGAACTATTAGCTGTGTCCTTATCAGGAATTGGTGTAGCAGCAGGTAATATCCTAGCTGTCTATGGTCGAGCTAAAGCCAAAGATAAGTTGGAAAAATAATGTGGGCTAAATTCAAGTCGTGGATTCTTGGCTTAGTATTCGGAGGGCTTGCTTTGGCGTTATTGCTATGGCAAGCCTTTTCGTCTGGAAAGTCGTCACAGAAATCAGATGAGCAAGAGGAGATACTGGACAATGTTAAAAAGGCTAAAGAATCTCGCCAAGATACTAACAATATGTCTGACGATGAGCGTATTGAGCGGATGCGTAAGCGTTCCCGTAAGTGAATACTGTATCATAGACTTTCAGATTAAACCTACGCCAGAGGAAATTGACAGAGCCTTAGGCGCTAACCTCAAGCCACTTCTCTTGCGTATAGACGAGCATGACACAATGTATGCCGAATTAGGATGTATCAATGAGTGACAAGTTACAGGACATAGACATTGAGTATGAAAAATTACGCCTAGAGAACATTAAGCTAAGATATGCGACAAGGAGTTTTGTCGATGCTTATGAACGAGCTATGAGGGATGGAACTGAGCTACAATTCACTAGGCGTGAGGTGGATAGGATTAAAGCTGTGCAGAATTTATTATAAATAAATTGAACAGTGCTTATCAGCACAGGGGATTCTGTAAAAAGCATATAGGGGCTTATTCCTCGCCCCCTTCCTCGTTGCCTTCATTCTCGTAAACTTCCCCCTCTACGGCTTTCTCAGACTCTCCTTTGCTATCCTCTAGCCCTAAGAACTTGGACAATGCCGCTACCGTAGATTCTCCGCTATCAACAATTAGGGTATTGTTCGTCTGGTTCTGTACCTTTGTGCTGTAACGATTCGGGTCAGATGCTTTGAGCATAGTTTCGAGCAGCTTATCCGAATACTTCCTCTGTGTCCCTACCTTTTGCCCTTGAAACCAGACATCTTCCTCTACGCCGTCAACCGCACGTTGATATGCTGCGTCCTCAAGTTTGCCTAAATACCTCGCCTTAGCAATTTCCAATGCCTCCTTGAAATAAGCATCTTTCTCTGCTAAGCTGTACACAGTTTTCATGCCAACACCTAGTTCACCTGCGGCTCGTGTGACATTACCAGTTCGTTCTAATATTTGTAGGAACTGTTTTTGGCGAGGTTCAGTCAAAGGTAAATGTGCTGGAGTTTTGTCTACTTCTTTTGTCATAATTAAATTCGCTATTGATTTGTGGATCAGGTTAATGTAGAATAGTGCTATGATTGAGTTAGACACATTTTTTAGTACAAGTGGGGTAAGATATGTTGAGTCAGGAAGAGTTGCGGGAATTATTTGAGTATGATGAGTCTAGTCCTAGTTGTTTGCGGTGGAAGGGTCACAAGGTCAAAAGTGTGAACGGCAGACCTGTAGGCTCTTGGTATCCTCGTTATAATAAGTTTATAGCAACAGTAGGTGGTAAGAAAATACCGCTAGAGTACCTGATGTACCAATTCAAATATGGTGGTATTGAAGATGGCGACACTTTGAGGACTTTGGGTGAACCATCAGACCTAAGAAAAGAAAACTTAATCTTATATAAAAAAGATTATATTGAGTATTGTTATAACGCTCGAATGAATATGGAGTGGTGGAATGTATTTGACATAAAGGATGGCAAGCTTTATTGGAAAATACCTAGCTTCGGAGGTAGGAGTAAGGGTAGCCATGTTCGTACAGATATTGGTGAGTCACTCAAATGGAGGTTAAACCAACACGGTTACGTTGTTTGTAATATTAGAACCAGAAGTAAGAATCACCATTACTATCATAAAATTATGTGGGAAACTGCGAATGGTAGACCTACTGGTGACAATGAGGTTGACCACATTGACAGGGATAAGTTAAATTGTGACCCATCTAACTTACGTTTAGCTACTAGGAATATTAATAGCAGGAACAGAAGCATGAGTGCCAACAACACCTCTGGTGTAACTGGTGTTCATTATTCCAAAGATGACTTTTGGACTGCTAGGTATAATGACGCTGATGGTGTCAGGAGATGTAAAAAGTTTTCAGTGAAGCAGTACGGTTGGGATAAAGCGTTTGAAATGGCTTGCGAATATCGTAAAGAGAAGATAGAATACTTAAACGAAATATATGGTGATGAAGGTTATACAGAAACACACGGTTTAAAATTGGAGGATAATTAATGACAGACGAATTAGAAGAAGGTGAATTGTTAGGGCATTATGCTTGCGTTGGTCATGGCGGTAGTGATTCGTTAGCACTGTACCAACATGAGGACGGAATAAGAGGTTATTGCTTTGCTGAATGTGGGGCAGTTTCAGCTAAGACATTGAAAAAGTGGGAAGTTACTGACGGTAAAGATGAAGTGTTAGTAGAACCAGCAATTATTACAAGTTCAAAAGGAGGCTCTTTTGTTATGACTGATGAAGTGTTAGCTAAAGTTAATAGTATTCTCGAAAAGGAAACACACGGTTGGCCTGAGCGCAGAATACCAGCTATTGTTAATGATTTTTATGGTGTTCGTTCAGACGTAGAAGGCTCAGGTAGGGATAAGGTTTTACTTAAAGAGTATTGTCCTTCTTACGACCAAAATGACGACCTAGTTGGTTGGCACGTTCGTGATGACAAATGCAAAAAAGCCCGAAACGAGGGACAGAAAGATTTACCACAACCTTTTTACTCTATTGGTAAAGTTCGTGGTAGTTGTAAAATGTTTGGTCAAAATAAATTTGAGAAAGGTGGTAAGTATTTAGTTATTGCCTCTGGGCAAGCTGACGCTCGTGCTATCTTTACCGCCCTGAACACAGAGAATGACCATCAGACTAAGCGTACTGTATTAAAGAAATTCCTTACACCTATCGTCAGCGTACAGACTGGTGAGGGTAGTATGTCACAGATTAAATCAAACTACGAGTGGATTAGTAGCTTTGAAAATGTAGTAATTATGTATGACCAAGATGACGCTGGGAAAGAGGGCGCTGAAAAACTAGCTAAGTTACTGAAGCCGGGGCAGGCTAAAATTGCTAAGTATAAGCGCAAAGACGCTTGTGACCATTCCAAACGTGGTGAATGGGATGCTATTCGTCAAGCGTTTTGGAAAGCAGAGTCATTCAGTCCTATTGATATTTGCTCACTTGGTCAACTGTGGGATGAATTTGAACACGCAGTTGAAGATGATATTATCGAGCTACCTAAAGAATACAGGACTCTTGGTGGAATGATGGGTGGTGGCTTTCGTGCAGGACAGATCACAATGTTGTTAGCCTATACTAGCGTTGGGAAAAGTACCCACTTAAACCGTATTGCTTATGACGCTGCTATTCGACAAGGTAAGAAGGTGGGTTTAGTTTATTTGGAAAGTAGTCCTCGTGAATTAGTAGAAGGATTCTTAAGTATTCACTCCAAAACCAACTTGACTCATTTACGTAGAGAAGAAATGAATATGGGAATGCTAAAGAATCAATTTCAAGATATGATTGGTAAGGATGATAATATATTGTCCGTTAACCATCACGGTTCTTTCACAAGTGTTGACGATATGTTCAATAAAATCCGCTGGTTGATTAAAGCTATGGGTTCTCAACTTGTGCTGATAGATCCTCTGCAACAGGCGGTGCCGAATAACGAGAATCAGGTTGTTGAGGAATTTATGGATAAATTGCTTAAATTGGTTAAAGAGACTGGTGCTCATATTATTGTTGTTTCTCATATGAAGAAACCTTCTGACACAAACCCTCATAATGTTGATGAATATGGGTCAAAGGGTAGTAGTGCAATTAACCAAGTAGCGTTCAACTCAATCTTAATAAGCAGGGACAAGACACACGACAATGCTAAAGTCAGAAATGCTACTAAACTAACTTTAGTAAAGAACCGCACATTGGGTATTACTGGTGATGCAGGGTGGGTATCTTATAATCCAGATACAACTGAAATTAAAGAGGTTGCTAACCCGTATGATTCACTTGACGAACCAGATGAGACATTATTTGGTGGTGATGTAGACGTGGGCGAACAAGACTACGACAAAGTTGAAGAACAAGAATCTAGTCAAGATTGGGAGGTTGTTGATGAGTGATAAAGATTACTTAGACGTATGGGTTTGTGACGTAGAAACTTTTAAGGATTGCTTCACCCTAGTTGCGGCTAATGAATCTAAGAAGAAAATGTATGTGTTCGAGATTTCGTCAAGGAAAGACGACTCTCAACGCTTGCGTAAATTCTTAGGACAACTTTATAAGAATAAGGAAACACTTGTCGGGTTTAACTTTGTCGGATTCGATTACCCTGTTATTGTGCATTTCTTAGAGAATAAAGGTATAACTTGCACCGAGTTGCATGAGTTCGCTAATGACATTATTGCGGCACAGAACAGCGAAGATGACAAGTTCAAATATCAAGTACCAAAGAATAAGCAGTGGATTCGCTGTGTCGATTTGTACTTAATTAATCATTTCAACAATAAGGCTAGAGCTACTAGCTTGAAGATGATTGAATTTAATATGCGTAGTGAAATGATTGAGGATTTACCTTATAATCCGACTGACGATTTGACAGAAGATCAGATCCAGAAAATCGTTGAGTATAACAAACACGACGTACTTGAAACGCTAAAGTTCTATAAAGAATGCTTAGGTGCAGTTAAGTTCCGTGACGTCCTCTCTGAACAACTAGGAATGGACGTAACAAACTTTGACGACACTAAAATTGGTAAGCAGTTCTTTATTAATGAGCTTGAGAAGAATGACCCAGAAGCCTGTTATAAGAATGTAGGTGGACGTAAAATTAAACGTCAAACTAAGCGTGACAGTATTGATTTGAGTGAAACTATTTTGCCGTACATTAAGTTCAAGCGTCCAGAGTTTAAGGCTGTAAAGGAATGGGTGGCTAAGCAAGTTATTACAGAAACTAAGGGCGTGTTCACCGACATTGAAGAACATGAGCTTGGTGAACTTGCTAAATATGCTCACATGGAAACTAAGTCTAAGAAACTCAAGACTAAGGAAACTAAAGACCGTGATTTGTATAAGCAAGTTCGTAAGCGTATTCGTGAAGAAGATTTGGATGAGAGTGAGGTTGAACAACTTGAAGATTCAATTTACGGTGTACCAGATCAAGATGAAATTGACGAGTTATTAGAGTTGCACCCTAAAGGTTGGGTTGAGCGCACCCGCCTAAAGTCAGGCAAAACCAGCTTCAACTTTAACTGGCGTATAGCTCCGAACTTGAATACTGTCGTTGATGGTTTTGTATGGGATTTCGGCGTAGGTGGTGTGCATGGTGCTACTGCTGGTAAGAGTTATGTCAAAGATGAATCACAACGCATTATGTCATGGGACGTAACAAGTTATTATCCGAACTTGTCTATCCGTAATCGGATTTACCCTGAACATTTGGGTGAGATGTTTTGTGACGTATATGAGGAACTGTTTGAGAGGCGTAAGAAATACCCTAAAGGTACACCTCAAAATCTTTCTCTGAAGTTGAGCTTGAACGCCTCTTACGGCGCGTCTAATGATAAATATTCAGTAATGTTTGATCCTAAATTTACGATGAAGATTACACTTGCTGGACAATTATCACTTGCTATGCTTGGCGAATGGTTAGTTGAAGGTTGTGAAACTTTAAACATAATCATGGTGAATACGGACGGACTTGAATTTACTGTCCACCCTGACGAAGTTGAGAAGTCCACACAAATATGCCAAGAGTGGGAAAAGGCAACTAAGTTACAACTCGAAGGTGAAGAATATGACAAACTGTTCATAGCAAACGTGAACAACTACGTTGGTGTATTCACTGACGGTAAAGTTAAGCGTAAAGGTGCTTATGAATATGAAGGATTAGGTTGGCATCAAAATCAAAGTGCATTAGTGATTAAACGTGCTGCTGTCTTAGAGATGACAGACGGAATCCCACTAGAGAAAACTATACGTGATTGTCGTGACCCTTACGACTTTATGCTACGAACAAAAGTACCACGTAGTTCTCGCTTGGTATTGCGCTATCACGATTCTGACGGAGATTTAATGCGTGAAGAACAGCAACAAAATATCACACGGTATTATATTGCTAATGATGGTGGTAGCTTGATTAAAGTTATGCCACCTTTACCTAAAGACCCTGAAAAGGAGCGTGAGATTGGTATTGATAAGGAATGGTTAGTGAAAACGTGCAATAACATGAAAAACTTTGACTGGGATATTAATTACGATTACTATATCAGTGAAGCTAAGAAGCTGGTGAATGCTGTGGGAGAGTTTTAATATGGACTATTGGTACTTAAAAAATTCACCAGAACACTTAGCCAAGATCACAGCCGAACGTAAGCCGAGAGCTTATTACTTAGAAATTAAGAATCAGTATGCCCATACAAAACGTCATCCGCACATGAGATGGATGAGTGATAGCTTTGCCGATGTTATTGGCGAACATGACGTGAAGCATGAACAAGTGCTGATACCACATATCGACGTAGACTATGACCCATTCCTCCCGTTCGAGGGGGATTGGGACTTAGATACTATTGATGATTATACTAAGTTAGCAAATGTGAACGTATGGAACCGGGTCAATCCTAAGCATAGACCTATTGTGGGATTCTTGCTTAAGCACCAGAACCCAAATATCGGCTTACTTGATGCAAAAGGAATACTTAAGCCAAAACGTCACCACCTATTTACAGCAGACCCTGTTACCACTACAATGGTGCAGAATCTAAAGTCAATAGGATGGGACACGAATAAACTGTGGCGTATCTACGGTTATGCTGTACCTTTTGGTGAGAAGTCCATGAAAGATTATTACAAAGATACTTGTCAAAGATATTGTTTTAACCTTGACTTCGGCTTTGGTATTCGGTACAGTAGGACATTCTATACACTCTATGACAATGTTGAGGGCAAATATATTAAGCCTAATCTTCGTAAAGATAGAGGGTATAGTTATTCGACCAAGCCTACATTTGCAACGCATACGGTAATGAAACTTGCACAGATGTTGCATAAAAGAGGTTTGGACATAGATTATATTGATGAAAACTTAACTGTGGTTCGTTACCACTTCTTTCCGCTTAAGTCATTTCCAGTAAATTTGGAGCTTAATGGCGTTAGGAAGAGGGAGGCAGAAGCTATGTATAACGCTGGTAATGAAGATATTGTTAAGTATAATTATCATGCGTTTCGGTATCATCATAAAAAGATGGCGAAATTGAGGAAAAAGGTTTGACAAAATATCCGTTATGGATTAAACTACGCAATATGGGCAGTGAAGCTCATATTGAAATTTCAATAAACTAGGAGGTATATACCTTATGGCTAAGACTAAGAAATCTGTAATTCTTAAAGAAGATGGTCAATTCAATCACGTTTACATTATGGGCGCAAAAATTTACTATGCTAAGGTTCAATCGCCGCAGCAAAAGTATAAAGCACCAGAAGGTGAGCGTGAATATGCTTTGACTGCATTCGTTGACGAAAAGACTAAGGAAGCATTGTTGGACTTACCTGTTAATAGTGCTAAGAGCTTTGCTGAGGTTGGAGTGGATAAATTGAAGAAGGGGCGTAACAGAGGCGAGATTAAATATCCTCTGGACAAATACCCTGATTGTGAAGGCTTATTTGGCTTCAACTTAAATTGCCCTGAGTTCTCTAAGGTAGGTAAGAAGCGCACAATTAAGGTCATTGACAAGAATGGCGAGGATATTGAGTCGTTGATTGGTAATGGTAGCGTTGCCAACATTAAAACGCTTGCTTATAAGAACCAAGATGAAGAGTGGAATATGCAATTGTCACTGCTGCAAGTCACTGACCTAATCGAGTATGAGTCTGATGGTGAAGTAGAGGACGACGTGTTAGGTGTAAGTTACGGCGTATCAAGTGCTAAATCTGATGACAATGATTCTGGTATCTCTGATGACGACATTCCATTTGACACAGGTGACGACAACGATGACGAAGAATATTAATCGTCAATAATATTACCCTAATAATTGGGCGGCATTGTGTCGCCCTTTTCGTTTATGTGGAGGTATGATTTGGGACGGACTATGAATCCAAAGGACATAGAGGATAAATATAAAGGTAGACTTCTTCAAAAGTTTGGTGACAATTATATTTTTACAAACTTCGAAAAAGAGGGCAACGGAGCTTTTAGTGTAGATGTTTTTTGCAAGATCCATAATACCCACCACAGGAGCAGGATTAGTAATTTACTATTAAAATATAAATACTGTTGCCCTACCTGTAAAAAAGAAGCTAGGGCTGAGAATGATAAGAAAAGGGGTCTCAAGATCATTCAAGAACGCCTAGTGGATAAATTTGGGACAAATATAACATTAGACCAGAGTACCTTTGTAAGCACCCAAAAAGAGGCTAAGTTCAAATGTGAAAAACATGGCGAATTTTTAGCTAAACCTGCTAATGTGGTAGCTAGTAAAAACGGATGTTTTGAATGCACCAGAGGTTATAAACCTAATGGTAGTAATGGGTTAAAGTACACAACAGAATCTTATATTAATGCTTGTAAGGAAGTCCACGGGCATAAGTACGATTATAGTAAGACGGAGTATAGGGGTTGCGCTCACAAGGTTACTATAATTTGCCCCACGCATGGCGAATTTAAAACCGACGCCAATGTCCACTTAAAAGGACACCATTGTAATAAATGTGCAAATATCAGTTTTGGCTTGAAAACTAGGAAGTGGAGCACTGACTACTTCATCCAGAAAGCCACTGAGACGCATGGAGGCAAGTATGACTACTCTAACACCATTTGTGGAAGATGTGATGATGTAGTTAAAATAGGATGTAGGGAACACGGCATGTTTTCTCAAATTGCTTACAACCATGTTCTTGGTAAGGAAGGATGTAAAGACTGTCTCGAAAGAGATGTACTAGAACCTTATTTCAAGAAACATGATGACTCTCACATTTATTTAATGAGGGTAAATGGCAATGGTGAGGATTTCCTGAAGATAGGTATTTCCATAAACCCCGCACACAGGAAGCATGAGATTGCACATGACGTAGAAAATCAATATAAGGTAGAAATTATCAAGCAAGTACAAGACTATTCGAGGAGGGTTTGGTTATTTGAAAAAAGAATACATGAGTCACCACTGTTCAAAAAGTATATTCCTAAGTTGAGTTTTGGTGGCATGACAGAGTGCTATGATTTATCTGAATTAGATTCATTCATAGGTTATTTTAACAAATTTGAAAGTAAGGTGGGGTATGGGAAAGAAAATACCGAATTTTGGTCTCGTTTTGATAGACGGTGATCTATTACACTACAAGTGTTCAGCCGTTGGTGAAAAAGTGAGGTACAATCTTGTCAGTAAAGATGGTGAAGTAATAGACACCTTTGATAACGCAAGACAATGTGCCGACACTTTGGACATATTGTTTGCAGACATCCCTGATGAGGATAAGCCAGAGAGAGTTAAGGACATTGAGGACAGAGGTTTAGACTATTGTAAGAAAGCCTTTAAGAGTCAAATTAAATCTATACTTAAAGCTACTGGTGCAAAAGACTTTAAACTATATCTTGGACATAAAGATTCAAAGGCTAACTTTAGACATACTGATATTGCGACAATAAAGAAGTATAAGTCTGGTAGGGCTGCTGAGAAACCTAAGTATTTTGAGGATATGAGGAAATGGATATTACAAGAGTATAGCCCAGTCATATCTAAAAGGATTGAGTCGGATGACAGGTTGTGTATTGATAGCAGAAAGGACTTCAATAACAGTGCCAAGACAAAGAATAAAATGCTTTGTAAGGTTGTGGTAGCTACAATAGATAAAGACCACCTGACGGTTCCCGGATGGCTCTATAATTGGGACACAATGAATGAACCAACTTTTGTTACTGTCAAAGCTGCGAGAAAATGGTTCTACCAGATGTGCCTCATCGGTGACACAGTTGATTCCATACAAGGTTGCCCTCTAGTTGGTCACAAGAAAGCTGAGTCCATATTTGACGGATGTAAAGCAGACGAAGAGTATTGGAAGATTGTCTGCGAGCAATATATCCACGCCTACCGTAAGAAGGTTGACGAGGATGGTTATTTTAACTATGAACATGCTTACACAGGAGAACCCATGAAAAAGACACCTGTTGAGATAGCTGTTGAAATGGCTACACTCTTACACATGCTTAGAAGTAAGTCTGATAAATGGAAGCCGCCATTTGACTATGAGAAGGAGATACAGAACCTATGAAGAAACGCTATTTCGCAAAACGACCAAAGGGTTTGCCCAAAGGTTATGACAGTAAACTTGAGTACAGATTGCACCAGACTTGCTTAAAGGGAACTCAGCATCATGTTCCCACGGAAGATCGTGTACCGTACAAAGTTGAGCATACTTATGAACCTGATTATGTATTCACTCACTATAACAAATTGTATATAACTGAGGCAAAAGGTCGCGCAAGAGAGCAGAGCGAATTACGTAAACTGTGCTATGTCCGTGACCATTTTGACGAATGGCAATACTACAAAGATTCAGGTTGCACTGACATAGAGCTTGTGTTAATATTCGAGAACAGTTCAACACCTATGCCTTTTGCTAAGAAGCGTAAAGATGGAACTAAGCAAAGTCATGGTGAGTGGGCTACAAGAAATGGATTTAGATGGTTATGCGAGAAACGTGGTGACTTAGAAGATGTCGTTACTCGTAGTGACTTAATCAAGAAACTTGACGAACTAAACTAAGGAGAAATTATTATGCGAGTATTTGTAGACCAAGACGATGGTAAAGAGCCTACTGAGTTTGTTTACACCAACAGTGAGGAGGACACAGAAGGTGTGAGGGTAGATTGTTATCATGTAGACTTATTTGAGGAAAATAATGAAGATGCTAGATTCAGAGTTATTGGTAAAGACATCCCTAAGCTAATCAAAGCGCTCGAAGCAGCTTATGAACAGATCACTAAGGAGAATAATTTATGAACCAATATTTATTGCAGTATGGAAGTTATTCGGATGAACCACAGTTTACCCAAATTGATGCAAGCACCCCAGAAGAAGCTGCTGCTGAAAAACTAGCTGATGAGAATCCAGATTATTTAGACGTCTATGTGCTCGTATTAGAAGATTATAAGGAGAAATCTTAATGCAACAACCTAGCGAATTACAGCAGACACAAGCTGAGCTAAATGACACAGCCTTAACTCTTGTGCGTGAACAACGTAAGCTCAAACAATCGCAGAATAATCTTCAGTCATTATTACAGGCTGTATTGAACTTAGCCAAAACTGATGACGTAGAGATTAAGTCATTAGACGATGCGCTGAATTATTTGAACAGCAAAGCTATTCCAGATAGTGAGGACGATAATGACAGCAATTAAATTTAACTCAAGCCGCTACAGCATAATATCTGTGGCGGAATTTCACGAAGTATTTGATTGGCAAGAACGTGAAACAGTGTTTGTGTCAGAGAAGCGACATAAGGCTGAATTTGCCCTTGCCCAATTAATTAAGAATGGACGTATTGACAAAGCTATGATGGAGGTAAAATAATGACAGAACTGGAGCGAGTGGGATTATGGAACACTACTGCGGGTAAGCCTTGTGGCGCTAGTAATGGCGAAGATGAATTGATGCGTTCACAAGTGCTGTTTATCGCTGAGGAAATTACTGGCACAAGTGAGTTGTACGAATCATTCCGTCGAGGCAAGGAGCATGGGTTATTGGACGGATGTGGTGACGTGCTAGTTACGGCTGCGGGTGTTCTGCACTTAATTGGTCATGATTCCTTTAAGCGATTACCCGCTGAGAATGATACGGGTGATAAGGATATTATGGAAGTTGTTGACGAACTCTACTTCCTCGGATTATCGCTCAAAGAAGATCCGCTTAGGCTTGACCCTGCTTCCGTTGCTAATGCTTGTATTCAATATGTATGCGACATTCTCCATATCAAAGGTTATGACCCTGAAGCTGTGTTGAAGATTGTTAACGACAGCAACTTTAGCAAGTTCTGTAATAGTGCAGAAGAAGCTAAGGCAAGTGTGAGAGCATATATGGGCAAGAAGCGGTACAAGAAGGTCAATTACAAGAAAGTGGGCGCTTACCGTATCGTATTTGGCGATGATGTGGTTAACAACACTAAGGCCAAGACATTGAAGAGTATTCATTTCAAAGAACCTTGCTTCTTAGATATGATTAAAGAAGTTAACCCTGAATTAATGGAGGAAATTTAATTATGGAATTCAAACGAGAAGAGCGTTATATTGTAATCAAACGTAAGCATTTACCCTTTTGGAAAGAATCCCAACTACGTACGGTCATGGAGGATTTTGGTATAGAACCTTTAGAATGTGTTGTCGTAGAAAAAGGATTACCTAACTACGAACAAACGTGGAGAGATTTGGAAAAAGTTTACCACGGTGAATATGCTGATAATGAAAAACGGGATTCACTCTTAGCTCATGTAGAACAGCTCTTAGATGAAATTTCCGCTGAGATTTTCAACAATACTGATATTACACAGCAGACTGGTAATCTATACCAATACGCCATCCTTGCCGATAAGCTAGTAGAATCAATCAGAGAGGAGAACCTTAATGCTAAATAATTATCCAGAATGGCTACCACAAGCTATTGAGCTATTAGATACAGGCATGAGTAAACGTGCTATTGCTCGTGAGCTAGATATTGGGCGTACATCCTGTCGTGAATGGTTGAGTAAGTTTGAGGATGGGTTGATTGGTGAGGTTCGTGTTGCCGAGCCTGTTGAGCCTAGAATTGTAGAAGAAGTTACTGCAATCAATATCACCAAAGATGTTTACCCTATTGAAACGACAAAAGTGGTTGAACCTGACGTAACTCACTTAATGATACCTGACACGCAATGTAAACCAAATATTGACATGACTTATTTAGACGTGCTTGGGCAATATATTGTCGATAAGCAACCAGAGGTTATTGTTCATATTGGCGACCATGCTGATATGCCGTCCTTGTCCTCTTACGATAAAGGTAAACGTACTGCCGAAGGTAAACGAGTGCAGCATGATATTGAATCATCCATTGAGGGTATGAATCGTTTACTTAAACCCTTGCATGACTTACAACAGCAACAGTTAGAGCAATTTGGGCGAGTATTGTACAAGCCTAAGATGGTACTGACACTCGGTAATCACGAACAGCGTATTGAACGTCACGTAGATGCTAACCCAGAGCTTCACGGTTTCTTATCTTACGATAGTTTACGCTATAAAGATATGGGGTGGGAGGTCTACGACTTCTTACAACCAGTAATCATAAATGGCGTGAGTTATGTGCATTACATGGCTAATCCTATGTCGGGCAAGCCATACGGCGGTCAGGCTATGAATGTGTTAAAGAATGTAGGCGAGTCATTCTGTATGGGACATAAGCAAACATTGGATATTGCCACACGTTTCTTACCCTCATCTGGCAAACAACAGTGGGCTATTATCGCTGGTGCATATTATGAGCATGAGGAAGCATATAAAGGTCATCAGGGTAATCACCATTGGCGTGGTATTGTTGTTAAGCACAATGTTCGTGACGGTACATTTAACCCAATGTTTGTTAGCTTAGAATATTTGAAGAATCGTTATGGAAAAGAAATTTAATTACTTGAAGCGACTTAGGCATCACAATACAGACAAGCACGGAAGCTACTCTGTATATGAATGTTGTATTTGTGGTAATACAAAGACTATATGTGACTATAGCGTTAAGAGTGGCGCAACTAGGTCTTGTGGGTGCATGGCTAGATTAATTCCAGTAAATGATTACACAGGTGAAATGGTCAATGGCGTCGAGATAATAGGTTACATTGGTAAATCTTTATGGCGTGTTAGGTTCTCCTGCGGTCACTATGGGGACGTCCAAATAGGCTTAGTTAAAAACAGGAAGAATCCAGAATGTAATCACTGCGTTAAAAGTAAGCTAGTAATCCAAAGAAACACCAAGCATGGTTGTTGCAATAAAGGTAACTTAACTTATACATCTTGGCTATCAATGAGAAGGAGATGTTACGATAAGTCTAACAATAGGTATCAAGAATATGGAGCAAGGGGTATATCCGTATGTGAAGAATGGCGCAATGACTTTTCTAAATTCTTAGAGGATATGGGTGAGAGACCTAGTGTAAACTATTCTATTGACAGGATTGATACCAATGGTGACTACACACCAGAAAATTGCAAATGGTCTGATAGGGTAGAACAAGCAAATAACAAGCGCAATGTTAGGTTAATAACAAATGGCGCTGAGAGTAATAGTCTTATGTATTGGTGTAAACGACTCAACATTGACTACAAAAGGGCTTGGTATTTAACTAAAAATAAAGGTGTTGACATTAAAGAGGTGCTGGGTGAAAATTACAGATATGTTTAACAAACTAACAGTGTCTAACATATCTTCCCAACCTCAGAATAAAGGAGGTGGACTTGATTGAATTAAGATGTATAATGGAAGCTGAAACTGGTGATGATTCTGTGACAAAATCATACAGTCGAAAGTTTCCGCAAGAACATATCACCAAAGAAGATTTGCGAGATTTCTTCAAACGTGCTGAGTTAGAATTTACAGGCGAAGAAGATGTTGACGAAGATTCTGGTGAATAGTAGAATGAACGCCGCTTGAGATACAGCGGCTTTTTTGACAATGGAATAGGAGAAGTAATTTATGATTGAAACCGTTGTAAAGCGAGATGGAACAGAAGAAGCGTTTGATGCAGGTAAGCTAAATAAGTGGGCGGAGTTTGCAACAGAACAAGGCGGCGACTGGTCGGAGATTGCACGACAAACCTTTAAGAAATTACCAGCTAAATGTACGAGCAAAGACATTCACCAGACGATGATTGACGTATGCTTATCTAAACAAACTATTGAATACAGCCGTGTAGCTTCACGCTTAGAGCTTGCTGAGCTACGTAAAGCGATGAATTATTTACTTAACATCGACCCGTTTGATAATTCATTCAAAGACATTATGCAAACTTATGAGGACTTAAATATATGGGATAGTGGCGTTATGCCTGAATATAACCCAGAGTGGGAGAACTGGTATAATGAATTGAAAGAATATCGTATGGAGTTTTGGCGTATAAAACAGTGGACGGATAAGTATTCACAGCAACTTGATGATAACCCTGTTGAGACTCCTGCACTTGGTTATATGGGTATCGCTCTAGCGTTATTTGGCGACTCTGAGAAGGCTTATGAATTTGCTAAGGGTCTTACACTCGGTAAGATTAGTTTGCCTACTCCTGCTCTTAATGGTTTACGTAATGGTGATTGGGACACAATCTCTTGTTGTGTTATTTCAGCAGATGATACAACTGAAAGTATTGGTGTGGCTAATTGGATCGCATATCGTATGACAGCTAAAAAGGCTGGCATTGGTATTGAATATACAACTCGCTCTAAAGGAGATAACGTCAAAGGTGGTCGAGTCAAACACTTAGGTAAACACCCTATTTATAAATGCTTAGACCGTGAGGTTAAGGTACTGACTCAGATTACTCGTGGTGGTAATGCAACAGTTACGGCATTAGCTATCGACCCAGAAATTGAGGATATTATCTTATGGCGTTCACAGCGTAAAGACATCGAGACTCGTATTGATAAGTTGGATAATGAATTTGGTTATAATGATGCGTTTGTTGATGCTGTTGTAGGTAATAAGGATTGGCACTTATTTAGTTATGGTGATGCGCCAGACGTTTACAAAGCATTTTATAAGGCTAACGTAGAGGACTATAACAAGGTTGTTGATGAGCATATTAAACGGGGAGTTAAGCACAAAACTGTTAAAGCTCGTGATTTACTTAAAACATTTTTAACTGTGCGTCAAGAAACTGGTCGATTTTATGACAACAACTTAACCCGAACTAATACGCATACGCCTTTTATTGATACAATTAAGCAAAGCAATCTGTAAAATAGTGCAGCCCTATTTAGGAATAGATAGGTGAAGAATCCTGTGAATTGCTGGAAACCTAAACGTGTTATGACGTAGGCAATCAGCAGCTAAGCTTGGAACATAGTTCCTTGAAAGTTCAGAGGTCATCTCGCAAGAGAGTAGGAGTCAAGTGATTCCGAAGCGCAGGACAACCAGAACGGTTGATGATATGATCCGACACCCGTTGAAAAGCGGGAGAGACGTAACGAATCTCGTAACAGTGTGGCGAAGAAATTTGCTTACCAACAAAAGGTTATAAGTCAATGCAAGACCTTTATTCCCCAGAGAGTGAAGGTGAAACAGCATTCTGTAGCTTGTCTGCTATCAACGTTGCTAACGTAGCCTTAGATGAGTACGAGCGTGTTGCAGAGCTAGTATTAGAAGCTGTAGATATTATGATTGATAATGCCCCAATGATGACAGAATCAATGAAAGCGGATATTATGCGTAGGCGTAGTGTTGGAGTCGGTATCACTGGACTAGCAAGTGCTATGTATAGTAATGGTTACGATTATGATGGGAGTGACGAGTCCTTAGAGTTTGTGCAAAAAATAGCTGAACACCATTATTTCTATTTACTAAAAGCTAGTCAGAAATTATCTGAACGTGATGGTTTTTGTGTAGAAGGTGTGAACTTAGATTGGCTACCAGTCGATACTGCTATAAGTAATTCTATAACAAATTTAGATTGGGAATCGTTGCGAGGGAAACCACGCAAGCACAGCGTACTTGTCGCTAATATGCCTACTGAGAGCAGTAGTCTTTTGAGTGGCAAAACCAATTCGTTGTACCCTGTGCGTAAGAAAGTCATCAATAAACGTAGTCGAAAAGGGCTGGTGCAATTCATTTGTCAGGAATTTGACCCAGATAAACATTTAAGTGCTTGGGATGTTGATAATATTACTTTATCCAAGTACTATTCACACATTCAGGATTTCACTGACCAAGCGATTAGTGCTGACTTCTACTTTAATCCTATGAAGTACGAGGATGAAAAAGCACCATTGTCAGTCCTGATGAAAGAGTGGGTTGCTCATGCTAAACTGGGTAACAAAACTAAGTATTACCTTAACACGAACGATGACAACGGTGGTTCTTTCCAAGACCAGACCAAAAAATCTAAAGGGGTCGAGTCTTACCTTTCGCCAGAAAAACCAATTAAGGAGATCGTCAACGGTCTTGAGGTGGAAGCAGAAGAAGATGGTTGTCAGGGCGGTTGTAAATTATAAGGAGTGAAAATATGACAGTATTTAATGCAAACAACAAAGGTTTTGAAACTAAGAAATATCCTCTCTTTTTCGGAGAGGAGCTTGGTTTATTTGATACGGTAAATGTTGCTTACCCAGAGGTTGATAAGCTATACCATCAACAAATGAGCCAGATTTGGAATCATGCGGAGGTGTCACTAGACCAAGACAAGATGGATATGCAACGTCTGCCAAATGAAGTTGTTGACTTAATGGTTAAAACATTGAGCTGGCAACACTTGGCTGATTCTGTTGCGGCACAATCAATCAGTACCCTATTGCTGCCCCATTGTACGAATAGTGAACTTGAAGCCATGTTGACAGCACAGAGTTTGTTTGAGTGCATTCATGCCATGACCTATTCCCATATAGTTCAGCAGACGTTTTCTGATCCAAATAAAATGCTCAAAGATACCTATGAAAACACACATACACTCATTCGTTCACAAGCTATAGTTAAGGCGTTTGATGATGTCCAAGCATTACCTCAAGATGCTGACATTGAGGAAAAGCGTAAGGTTCTTATGAAAGCCTTTGTTGCGCTATTTGCACTAGAAGGTATTGCCTTTATGTCGTCCTTTGCTGTGACATTTGCTATTGCGGAGACGGATGTGTTTCAAGGGATTGGTGCATTGGTTGCGCTCGTATGCCGTGATGAGGTCCTTCATACAAGAATGGACTATACTGTTCTTGACTATATGCTTAAAGACTCTGACTGGCAAACAGCCTTGAGCGAGAGCAAGGATGAAATTAAACAGATATTGGATGACGTTACACAACAGGAGTTAGACTGGTCTGAGTATTTATTCAGCGAAGGTCGCCAAGTAGTGGGGTTAAATGAAACCTTACTAAAAGAATATGTTCAATTTATGGCTAAACCTATCTACGACTTCTTAGGCGTGGAATATAAATTTGAAAATATTGCAGAAAATCCTTTACCTTATATGGAAAAGTATGTTGACCCTAGCCAGATGCAATCAGCCGCTCAGGAGATAAACATTACGTCCTACAAGGTTGGTTCAATTAAGGACGACACAACCGACCTAGACTTGGACTTTGACCTTTAACCCAAACACAAGCCCCTTAATTGGGGCTTTCTTTTGCCCATATTCCATTCCGTTATAACTTGCCCCAATTTCCTGCCTAAATTATTCTAAGCAAAATACTTGTAACCTTAATCTTATTCCTCTAATATTAGTCATGTAATCACAACGGAGGAATAACTTATGAAAACTATCACACGAGAACAAGCGGCTAAATTAATTCGCTCAATTAAAGGCAATAGAGCATTCTCAGTTGAGTTCACTAAGAAGGACGGTTCGTTGCGACACATGAATGCCATTATTAAATGCACCAAACACCTTGCAGGAGGTAAGTCCACAATATCTCATAAGGATAATCTTATCGGGTGTTATGATATGCAAGCTGGTAAACAAGACAAGGGTAAAGGGTATCGCTGCATAAACATCGACACACTTAAAAAGGTGAAAGTTGGTGGCGTAGAATATCAGGTACAGGGTTAATAGGAGGAATTATTTATGAGTAACAATGGAACAATTAAATTGTACTATAACAACGAGAATATGGTTTTGAGTGGATTCATTATGCAAACTGACAAAGAGTTTTACAACGAAGATGAACGTGCAAAATCTATCACAATCAATTACAGCGACGGTTCGGGCTATACAATCAAGACAGAAGGTTATGCTCAAATTACTCGTGTGAATGATAAGCGTGAGTATAAATTGCACATTGACTATTTGCGTAAACCTGCTACAGTGAAGTCTAGTGCTGATTATCTGGTCAAAGAGCTTGAGTCAGTTAAGGAGCGCGTAGAGTTGAAGCTGAAAGATGTTAAGAGTATGAGTGTGCGTGAGGATGACCGCACAATTACTTTGACTAAGTTTAAGTAGGAGGAATAAATTATGCGAAATATTGAAGCAATTAATCAAGTGCTAAAAGTTGTTGATGAAAACCGCGAGGAATTATTGAAAGGTTATCACGCTCAAGATGCTATTCAAAAGTTAATTCTGGAAAAAGAGTTGGCTGAATTAGAGCAATTATTCCAAGTTGAAATCAAAGATGGCTACAACACTGATTGGATCGACATGGGTGATAATCAGCGCATCGGGTTATTCTTTGGTAATACTGGTCGTAATATTTCTTGGCCTGACGCTGACTATAATTTATCCGAAGAGGAGTATGTATATGTCGTTAGCTTCCCTACTGGTGCGTATATCTTTGGTGGATACATGGATGATAAATATCCTGTCAAAACTTTCAGTAAATTCTTTAACGAATTGAAGGCGCTAGGTGCTAAGTATGTTGACAGCCATAATCACTGCTTGTATTTTCCGCCAGAAAAAGCTAAACTTGTTCGTGATAAGTATACTGAACTATTCAACAAGTACAAAAGTCAGGTTGAAGATGAGATGAAGGAACAACGCAAGCAAAAGTTACAGGAAGAACTTGATAAATTAAACTCGGAGGACTAATCATGCGGGTAGTAATGATGACAATTAAGGACAAAATTGATAAAGCTATTGACGAAAATGGTAAAGATATTTTTCGTATTGAGTTGACTAATAGTGAATTTGCTGATTTTATCTACAGCGGAGTATCACCAGAGTTATATCGTACAAGCATTGTATTTAATGGTGCTGAGAATGGATATTCTGGTTCTCACGTAATGTACCGTGACGTATGTGTTCAAACGCATCATTCTTACACAGAATAAGGGAGGAATAACTATGCCAAACGAATTTGACCAATTATCATGTGTAGACGCTTTACGTAAAGAATGTGAGAACCTACTAGCACAAGTACGTTTTCACCAGCGTCAGGAACAAGAGCTACGTAGGCAATTATATGAGGCTAAATTAGAGAGCCTGACGCAAGCATACGACGACTTATTCTTCTACATTGACCCATTCTCAGGGTCTAGGAAAGTAATGCCCGTGGCGCTCTCTTATGAGGACTTTTACGACTATATTCAGCGTGTGAATGTGGAGGGGTAATTTGTGAAATACATTCGTAAGTATTTACCAGAAGTCACTGTGATAGAGCGCATAGAAGATACCGATGACCTGAGTGGTGTTGTTAAATACATTAACGAATTTGGTTCGGTTTGTGTTATGCTGACTAAACACTTTGACGAATTGTATGAACAGAAGGTGGAGGGATAACTTGTGAAAGATAAACACGACAAAGTTACTATGGAAATGGATTTGGAGGAGAATGTTATGACGACTATCAGCAAAGAAAATACCAAAATGGAATCTACAAATGACTTCCTCAAAAAGTTAATACTGATGATGGTTTCGGAAGAATTGGCTATAGACTTCGACCATGAATCAGAACAGTGTTATTTGATGCAAGTTGAGGTAGGTGAGTTCGATAATTGCCGAGAATATGGTTACACTTATCGCGTAGTCAATGGTGAACAAGATATTACCTTCTGTGTGTATGAACATCGTAACTCAGACGCTATTATTATCAATGGTTGTCGCACAAAAGATATGAAAGAACATGGTCCGTACAATGGGGAGTCTAAGTATGATTTCTTATTCGGATTCCGTTATAATCAACACCAAGATTGTGCAGACAAATTAGCAGATTGTTTGCGTGAATGTTATTTGGGTAAGTTTGATGAGGGAGTTTTGTTATAGGGGTTATTATGGCTAAAGCATTAACTATAGAAGAAATTAAAAATAGAATAGAAGGTATATTCGGAGATAAGTATGATTTATCTTCTATTCATTTTGATCCTGAAAACAAAAGGAAAGTGGTTATTCAATGTAGGAAGCATGGTGTGTATAAACCATATATAGTTAATATATTTAGAGGTCATGGTTGTAAGGAATGTGATAACGAGCTAAGAAGGATAAAATTTGCGGAGGGGTGTGGTATGTTGGATGGACAACCTCTTTCTAAAGTGTTTGAACAGTCATACTCCAGATGTAAGTTTTTGAAGATAGACAACACAAAAATGATTCATTATTTTTGCCCACACAGGGGTTTCTCTCAAATCACAAGACAGTCTTTCATGGGACAAAGAAAACGTATTTATGATTGTTGCCCTATTTGCGACCAAAAAGAAAATTACAGAAAGAAGCATGAGCGATTGTTCATTCAGAATGCTACAAAAATACACAGCGGTAAATATAGCTATGAAAATGTAAAATACATCGAGGCAAAGAGAAAAGTTGAGATAATTTGCCCTAAGCATGGTTCATTCTGGCAAAGACCTAACGATCACACATCTGACAAAAATGGATGTCCTGAGTGTCATGCTGAGAAGTTGCCGTATGACTATGATAGTCGGGTTAACTTAGCTAAATGGAAGAACGCCTTACTTTATGCTTTAGTTATAAAATATGAAGGCGGTAAATGTGTGAAAGTTGGTGTAAGTGTGGATATTGAAAAGAGAATGACAGAGTTAACGTCCGATATAATCAGGCTGAATGTTGAGCAAGGTAATAAAGATGAAGTAACTGCAACTCTTGTCAGGGGTTATGTACATGATGTAAAAACTGCTTACAGAAGTGAGAGAAGGTTACATACTAAGTTAAAGGACTTTAAATATAAACCAGAGGTTAAGTTTGGCGGTCATTCAGAGTGCTATAGGTTTGATGAATTAGATCAAATTTTAAAGCTAATGGATGAGTTCCATTTTGAAGTAAATGGTTGACACAGCGTAACTACCGTGTAGAATCTACGGTGAGTGATTTCCGCAACACTTCGTTCAGAAAGTCGGATAAGGTTACGGAAGAAGTTATTGTGACTAATTATTAATGGAGGATTGATATGCCAAAGTTATCCCAACCACATTTCTTGCAACTATTATCTGTCGTAAACTCTTTCCACAAACGCTCACCAGAGCTAACATGGTCACAAGCGTTTATGAAAGTGTATCGTGCCACAGTAGATAAAGGCGCAAGTAATCCTCGCCTATTATCCGTAGCAAGCCCGTCTGACGCATTTGATATTGCAAGGGAGATGTATTGTGAAGCTGAATGAGATTTATCTTGAGAAAGTATATGCTTATAACAATTTGTTCTAATAAATTTAGCCCGTATTTATTGACGGGGTTTTCTTTATCCGCTATTCTGTCACTATATCGTTAACAAAGAGAGGACAAAGATTATGCTAAAAACTTACATAGTAAATTATTCAGGATTATGGCTAGGCGGCACAGCTATTGTCCGAGCAGAGTCAGAGCAAGAAGCTATTGAAGAAGTACGTTCACATCGCTTTACAACGAATTTCACTCATGTAGACTGCCAAGAAATTAAAATTAAGCGTGGTGTTATCTACAACGACAACGGCGACTATTAAGGAGAATTTTTATGACTAAATATAGCAACCCAAAATCATTACCCGATCCAGTTGGAATGTTTGAACCACCATTATCGGAAGAAGTACCTGCTGAGTGGATTGAGGATAACAAAGGCGAAATTATTGACGTACTCATTGACAAAGGTTTCCATGAAGAATTGATTGAGTGGTATGTGGACGAGTTCTATGACGATATGGAATGTCAAGATGAGGTGATGAATGGTCTTATCTATGATATTGCTCGAACTTACACGCTAGATAATCCGCTATTGGATTTGTCAGAGATTGTTGGCGAGTATTATGACGAAATTGAGAAGAAGTTAATGCTACATAAGCGTACAATCACTGGACATTTCCTTAACGAACATATTATTGGAGCAGAGCATTTGCCAGAGTTTGTTGGTACAATGATTGACCCAACGATTGACGAAGTGTATGCTGAATATGTTGAAGAGTGTGAGCTTAATGATGCTATTGACTAAAGACAGCATCAAAGCAGAGTGTCAAGGACTACCCCGAAAAGATTTGGCGTATCTCCTTGACATAGGTAACGACCGTATTATAGAGTTAGAACGTGAGCTTGAATATTTGAAGCAACGTAGAGATTATATTCGTGAATTGATTAAGGAGAAAAGGTATGAGTGAATTTAAAACTGGAGTTTGTTATGTATACAATGGTGTCAACGGTAGCCATTACCACTTTAAGCATGGTGACACATTCTTTGTCACTAAGAGGCAGTGTGCTGGTAATTGGGTAACAACTTGTGGACACGAAATAGCAGAACAAAGGCTTCTCAATGGTACTGTTAAAGAGCTTAATGAATATAAAACAGGGCGAAAGTTTGGTAAAAGTAATTTGAAAGATGGGTATAAGGTTAAACTTCGCAGCGGAGTTGAAAACCTTGTTATCAATGGGTGTTTATGGAGAGGTGACAACACATACAAATCAAACCGTTTTGGTATTGACAAGAATTATAGCGATGATTTATACAAGGGTAGGGGTTGTTATTCTAAAAGCGACCCAGATGATATTATGAAAGTTTATGACAACGAGAATCGTCTGGTATTCCAACGCGAAGATGAAGCCAAAGAGGTTACGCTTAAATTAACACAGGCTCAAATTGATAGCCTAAAAGAACAGGGAGTAATTTAATCATGAAAGTTACACCAGAATACTTACTTGGCTATAAAGCCGCTAAAGATTCGTACGTACTCTTGTCCGAGAACTATGAGCATGTAGAGCAAGAAGATGTATTGGACGAGATTTATGAGAGCTATGTGCCGTATATGTTGAATGAGATGGGAGAATAAATTATGGGTAATATTTCTGAACAACGTCTGCGTCAATTAGAAAGAGCAGAACGTAAACTAAATGCACTTGAGTCAGGTGGTGTGGATAATTGGGAGTGGTACAGTGAATCCCTCAAGGATTATTTTAAGGAGGAAGAATTAGCAGAACTGCTTGATGATTCTACCCAACAACTTGAGGAAGATCTTTTTAGCGAACCCGATTTTTGGAATGTGGAGATACCAAGTGTACGAGAAGCAGGTTACAGTGTGTATTTAACAGAAGATGGTCAGAAATTCCTGCGTCAATACTTAGAATCTTTCAAGAGCAAAATTGATGAACTGAATAAGAACTAAGATTCTTATAACAAATCATTCTAACCAAATTAGCCTGTCCAAGTTGACGGGCTTTTTATTATTCGCTATGCTGTAATTGTTACGTTGGAAAATACAGGAGCAAATAAGTTATGAAAATCATCGGAACATCATACACGACGCCACCAGAGTATGAACACAACCATGAGTGGTTGCGTGATATTATCGAAAATGCTGTCTATAACCTAGACGACGCTGGATTACTTGACGAGTTTCTTGAGCAATACTTTGGTGATGTCGATAGTTATGACGTGGATTTACGTAATAAGGATTCACTTATAGATTACTTCCACGATGGTGTAGGCTATGATGACGTAATAGAAATATTTGACGGTTATGAGGAATATATTGATGCGTAAAAAGATTAGCAAGCGATATTACGCCAAACTCAAGCAAGCCTTTGACAATGACAGGATAATGTTTGACGGAATAACTAGAGCCTATGTCTCTGGCATAAACTCTAAGTCAATTATGACCAAAGAGCAGGCTCGATATTTAGCTAAGCAAATTGGCGGACACTGGAAAGATTTGCAAACGCTATGTCCTATCATATACAAAGTTGAGGATAATTGGATGAAAGATCTTGACGAAGATAATTTGGCAAGCTATAGTGAAGAAGAATTGAGCAAATAACTAAGGAGAATATCTTATGAAAACATTATTAAGGTTAACCGCAGCAATTACAGCAACAGCATTTATGACGTTATCACCTGTGGTGTTAGCTTCGGATAACTCTGGTGAAGAAGTTACGTGTGAACAGTTTGCACAAGTGTCTGCGGTCATCATGGAAGCACGACAAAAGGGTGTGCCAATGGTGGACGCAATGAAAGTGGCGAGTGGTACGCCAGTATTTGAAGAGATAATTAAGCAAGCCTATTCTGTTAGACGTTTTAGTTCGGATGAATACCGACAAGAAGCTATCACGGAGTTTAGCAATATGATTTATCGTGCTTGTCTTGAATCGGATTATGGACATAAGGAGTGAGGCATGAAACAAATACCTTTACCAAACCCCTTCGACGCAGGTGACGTGCCAGATGACTTGCGCCCACACTTATCCATAACAGTTGACGGAGAAAAGGTGGAGAAATGCTTTGAGGTATATCTTGGCGAAAATGGATACGCCTTGTGCTATACTGGCGAGTGGGATGAATCAGGTAATCTTGGTACAATTATCCATGACGGATTAGTTGAGCTATGGTATACTAACGAAAAAGTGGAGGTGAGTTATGAGTGAGTTTACAGTTAATGCTGGTGATTATATCTACCAGCCAAGTTTTACATATAGCGAGGTTTCATTATTCATTGAATTGGCGGCGGAGAGTGGAGCAGAGGTTACTAACTTCAGAACTGGTGATTATGTCGCTTATGACAGTGAAGATGATATGATAGACAGTTCTTATAGTGGTCATCACAATGGTTTTGAGAGGAATATTACAAAGGCATTCCGTGAATACTTGGACAACAAAAAGCCTAAATCAAGCGTCAGCCCATCTATTCCACCTAAGCCTATTGTCGCTATTCATAAGGAGGATAATGCCTCTGATAGCCGCTTATGCTATTACGCCAGAGATTTGAAGCATTTATTGAAGCAGATGGATAATGACCAAGAGAGCTTGGTGGATTATGAGCTATTTAATCTCGGAGAAGAATTGGAGCTGAGAGTAGAGGAGAAAGAGTTATGACAGAACCAAATGACTTAAATATCTTAGCGTGGTATGTTGACGCTATTATGCAAAAGCATGGGACATATTGTACGGTACAAGTTAAGCCTAAGTTTGACCATGATTCTCACAAATATAACGGCGGTACAAAAATCACAACTTATATTAGTGGATTACCTGATGGGGTAATGAGCCACATTGACCATGATAGTTATGAAGAAGCTGAGGCTAGGCTTAGGGAATACTTTAACGGCGATCCGCTCGATATGTACGAGGAGTTACGCCGAAAGAAGATTGCCGTTATTAATCAACAGATAGAATATTTGCAGGAACAGTTGGATGAGTTAGAGGGGGATAAGCTATGAACAGCAGCCTAGACAAAATGACCTTAGCAGAAATTAAGGACTACGTATCTGCTTTAGAGAAGAAATCATCTAAGAATGACTATAAGGCTCATTTGGCTGATATTTTCACACAACTTGTGCAAATGATTGATGACCAAGACGTTCGTGATATGAGGTTGGAGATAGATAACTCGGATAAAGCGCCCTTATTCGGCATGTATGATAGTCATGGTAATATGCCAGATATTAAGCCGAGACTAGGTTGGACAGAAATTACGATTAAAATTTTGAGCTAAATAACCTTGACAGAATATTCGGCTTAGATTATAGTGGTGGTGATTTTATTTGGATGGATGGAGAGAGATATGGGTAACGAAAAATTTAACCAACCGTGGGAGCGGTCATCAACGACGTACAAGTTCGGTAAACCTATTGGTTACACTTTTGGTTATGGATGCAACAAACATAACGACGGACCAAAAGGTAAAATTGCATACGTTGAAACTGACGACCCGAAAGTTGCTGACTTTATTCAGGCCGCGCCTGATATGTGTCGGGTTTTGAGTGATATTTCAAACCTTTTAGGTCAAGGATACCCTCACGAAAACCTTGTAGCAGAGCTAGAGGCTGTACATTCAGAAATAGATAAATCCCTAGCAAAAGCGCGAGGTGAGGTATGAATATCGAACAAATAAAACAAGTGCTTGAGGGTGCTGAAGAAGCCGACAATCATTTTCTTGAATTAGACGGTAAACATACACGGTACACTAGGCTTGCTAGTGACCATCATTGTTTAGACGACCTACGCACAATCCTAGCCCAGCATGAGGAAATTCAGCTATTGCGTGAGCAGCTAGAAATACAAACCAAGCGCGGGGATATGGTTAGTGGAGCTATTGATACAGCTTTGGATATAAAGGAGCAGAATAAATGAGTGAATACAGAAACTACGGCGATGACTTTATTATTGAGTCCAACAATTACGGTAAGCACGTATCAGCCATGACAGGTGAACAATTACATAGCAAGTCTGATATAGCCGCTGAATTGGCTTATCGTGATGACCGAATCGAGCAGTTGGAGCGTGAGAATGAATTAGCAACCAAAGAAGCCTTGTTAATGGTTCAAGCTATGCACAAAGACTTCTACTCGGATTCCGATGGTGCAGAGTTATTTGAGCCATTAGATACCACCTCTGGCTTACTTACTCAAATTGACAATATGTACGCAGGTATTCGTAACCGTTGCCGTGAGTTGGAGCGGGATAATCGGGAATTAGCTGATAAAAACTCCATCCTGTGGAATAGGTATAACGAAGCCAGTACAGTCACAGGAAAAGAATGGGGGTTAACAAAAGAAAACCAAGCGCTAGCGGCGCATGTTGAACGTTTAATTAAAGCGTGTGAATTAGCCCGTGATAACTACGGTAAAATGCTATTGACTGACCCGCCGCAAGAAGCGTGGAAAGCAAATCAAGTGACCACAAAGTTGGTTGATGCAATAGCTTCAACGCCCCGAACCAGCCTAGCCGAGCGTGATGCGGAAGTTGCTAATAAAGCATTATTGAAGCTGGCAGAATACATGGAAGAAGGTTTTGGTGTGCCAGTGACTATGGGTTGTGATGAGGTTAGAGATTACGCCGCCAAAATCCGCAACGAAGGTTCTGACCAATAACTTCCCCACCCACCTATCCTCAGTATTCGCCCTAGATGCTGGGGACAATTCCCTCCCTAAAAATATTCCAACAATTAATTTGACAATGATTCGGACGAGTGATATTGTTGCTGAAAGTTTTAAATTAGGAGACTATAATATGGACAAACAACAACAAGCCCTAGACGCTATTCATAATGGAGAGAACATATTTCTCACTGGTGTAGGTGGTACAGGTAAGAGTTATGTCATTAATCAAATTAAAGATGATTCTACCATTATCTGTGCGCCAACAGGAATTGCAGCACTAAATGTGGGCGGCATCACTTGTCATAAAGCCTTTGGATTGCCAACAGAGGTAGCGACTAAACATCATCGATCTATACATGGTAACAAGAACGAACAGTTTAGAGAATTATTCTCTGGTAATATTGTTAAACGTATTGTTATTGATGAAATATCTATGTTGCGCCTAGATTATTTCGAACTAATTGACCATAAACTACGTGCAGTGAGAAATAATGACCTACCCTTTGGTGGAATACAGATGGTAGTGGTAGGAGATTTCTTCCAATTAGAGCCTATAGTGAGCGTTAAGCACAAGAAATTCTATTATATGCTATATCCTAGCGCCTTTTGCTTTAATAGCTCTAGCTGGAGCTTTAAGACCATAGAACTGGACAAGGTATATCGCCAAGAGGACGCTAATCAAGTTGCTATGTTGTCTTGTGTACGTAAAGCAGATAAACACGCTAAGTTAGCCTTAGACACAATTCAGAAACGTGCTGACATTTATAGAAACTCACCACTTACCTTAGAGTTATTTTGTTATAATGCTGGAGCAGATAAGGTTAATAAGCAGTGGTATGATGAGCTAAGCACAAGGGAATACACATATTTTGGTAGTAAACGTGGTAAGTGGAGTCCTAGTGAATTACCTGTACCAGAAGAATTACGTATGAAGTCTGGCGCAAGAATTATGCTATGTGCTAATGACTTAGAAGGGCAATATGTGAATGGTGATAGAGGCTTTATCAAGCAACTTAGCTATACAGGTATTGTCGTAGAGTTAGATGACGGCAGAATGGTCAATGTCCAACCTTACACTTGGAAGAAGATTGATTATGAAAAGGTGGAGGGGGAGTTAGTACGTAATACTGACAATGAATATACACAGTTTCCTATCAAACTAGCATGGGCAATATCCATTCATAAATCACAAGGTATGACATTAGATAAGGTTGCTCTTAATGTTGGCAGAGGTTGTTTTGCACATGGTCAATTATACGTAGCCCTTAGTCGAGTTAAGGACTTGAATAAACTACAATTAGCAGAGCCATTAGTTTATAATCGTGATTTAATTGTCAAACAAGAGGTAAAGGAGTTTTATGAAAAAGATTAACTTAACACCAGAAGAAATAGATAACTTAGTATACAAAGCCACTGTAGCTAAATGTATCTTAGTTGAAGATGGTTATTCAGAGGAAGAAGCAAAGGATTTAGCTTATGCTTTAGTCGATTATTGGATGGGGAAATATGATGATGAAAAAGGTTCAGGAAAATCCGAATAGGTATTCTTATCGAAGTGATGATGATGGGAGTAAGACCGTAGTTATAACCGATTTAGGTAAGAACAAATTGGAGGACATTAGACAAGAGATGGAATCACTAGAAATGGAATATAATATGTTAAAACGGGATGACGATGCCGATGTACAACTACGCCTGACAAAGATCAATGGTAAGATTAATTCATTACGACAGTTTGCAGCAAGAATTAGACGTGGTGATAAAGTTAAGAATACTTGGGATAATCAGTTTGCTACAAATTGCCATAGTTATGTCCTTGATAACGCTGGGGCAAGTGTTAGGGAAGCATTAGATACAACTGCTATGCAGATGGGTAAGACAGAAGATTTTGTCAAAGATATGGAAAGACGTAAATACCCTAAATATGAACTGAATCATTTATTCCATGTTCTTAGTCATCACCCAATTTGGAACGACATGATAAACTATGACGAAATAGATAAGTCTGATATAAATACTGCTACAGATTTATCGAACCAGTTAAATAAGGTAAGAAGAGCTAGGAAGAGATATCAGTGGCGTAAAGATACTGAAAGTAAATTGAAAGAACATGAGGTTAAGATAAAACAGTTAGAATTTGAAAGTAATCTTGCTAAGATAATGGAAGAGAAATACGGACAAAATGTTAAGCCAGATGATTTTGACATAGTATTAGCATGGAGAAACACTGGAATGAGTATTCGTCAGATATCTAAGCAAACAGGTATTAGTAAGAGTCGTGTTCAAAGGCTATTACAGGAATAATATAACAATGTCCCAACTATTAACGAAAGAATGCGGGCTAGAGAGGAGTCAAGGTTATTTTGACGTAATATATGGGACAGTTTTGGGACAACGTGCTTAAGAGACAATATAAGGCATAGTATGTGTCCCAAACTGATTATGTCACTATATCGGGTCGTATCGCTTTTACCCTAGTTTTGGACGGAAGAATGCGGCCTGTAGCTTGATTATGACTATTTTACCGATACGATTTTGTCCAAGTGTGCTATAGAAACATTATAAGGGTATAATACCGTATCGGATAATTAAGTCATAGCTATTCTGGCGCAATATTAAGGCATAATTCTTAGGTATAGTTAGTTATGGCATAGGTAGTTATGCCTAAATATACTGTATAAGTGTACAGTTATGAAGTGCTTCTATAAATTCGGGTCATAATGTACTGTGCAATCTGTTTTAGCGATACACTAAGACATAGTGATTTTGACTAACACTTGGTCAAATTGACTAATGCTGTATTTGGGCATAGGATTGTGGTGCTGTATAGGGCATAGAGTTATGGCTAGGTATAAGGCATAGGATTGTGACAATGTAATTTAGCATAGAATTGTGACTAGGTATTTTGGCAATGCTTATGGCGATGTATTTTGGCATAGTATTATGGCAATGTTTATGTCGATATTTATGGTGATGCTATTTGGCATAAGATTATGACAATGTTTACGGCATTGTATCTGCAAATGTACTTGAAAGGGTAGCCAGATCCAACTAACACAGTAAAATATACTTTACCGAACCTATTATCTCACCATAATTCTATGCTATAACCTTTTGCGTAATCATAAGTACACATATTATGCCTAAGTTTCTGGCGTGATCTTTTGCTAAGGAATCTTACCCTTTCGGGTATACATAAGTACAGATATTTTGCCAAAGTGTTTTTGCGTAATCATAAGTACAGATATTTTGCCAAAGTTTCGGGTATACATAAGTAGGCAAATCATTCAGACGTAATCATAAATACAGGAATTTCGCCAGAGTGTTCAGGTTTACATAAGTACAAGAATTATGACAGGATATACATAAGTACAGATATTTTGCTCAGGTTTACATAAGTACAGATATTGTCAGGATATACATAAGTAGGCATATTTGTCCGAACCGTTTTCCGAACCATGCTGTGCCTAACACGTTCAACCTGTCGCTGTCAATACCCTTTGTATAGAATATTCTGCTATAACCTTATGCCAAAAAATTATATACCTGAAGTATTGACAAGATTATTTTAACACTATCTAGCAATATAACCTTGCTGAATATATGCCATAATCTTTATTAATACTGCTGCACTGGAGTAATTTATAACGGTTATAAGCAATCTTGTTTTAATAACAATATTGAATATATGCCTAAAACGCTCTATACGGCATTCTAAGCAATTTTAGCCTTAAGTAATACGTTGGGCTAGGGTATAGGCGGATCTCCATTTTCTATACAGAATGTTATATATAGCTAAATATTATATGCCTGAAGTATTGACAAGATCATTTTAATATGCTATTCGCGTGTGCGTGTATATAAGAGTGTATCTAGCCGATATTGCCATATAACAGAATAGAATAGTAATAACGTTTAATATAATAAATTAATCCTTGCTAGTTTTCATTGATTCGCTATAATTGTTTACAAGTTAAGGCGAACAACGCAACGAAAGGGTAAAATATTATGAGCAAACGTAAACAGCAACGCATTCGCAACGAACGTATTAAAGCTACTTTATTGATTTTATCAGCGCTATTACTAGGTGCACTTGGTTATATTATGGTAGTGGTATAAGGAATTTATTATGATTTACATTGTAAGAGATTCGAACGACAACTTCAGCGTTACACGTACGCCACCAATGGCGCATAATGTAGGCGTAGTATCTGACTTAGCATACGAGCGCAACGGTTCAAGTGATAATCGCACTATGTACGGTGTTTTAACGCTACATTGCGAACAACGGTTATTGCAAAATGAATTGGCGGATATTGCACTAAAAACTAAATTATTAAACTTCATTAACGGGATTTAATCATGTTCTTATTCATGCTTATTTCTTCTTTTATATTCTTTGGCGTATTGCTTCATATTGGAATATCGCTAAATACTATGACCAAAGAAACTTACCAACTATTAGAAAAGAGTATTTAATTATGTTTTACAACGTACACATTGAAAACAACATCGCAAAAAATACAACCGCTTCAGGCGCTGAACGTATGTTAAAAGAGTTTGGCTTGACTTCTCAGCAAATAGAACGAGCTTTACAAGTTGGCGTTGTTCCCCGTTCTTTTTGTAATTCTAAAATCAAGCTAGTTTGGATCAAAAAGGTGGGGGAATAACCATGAATAATACTTGCGTTATTTATTGCAACGGTTTTAACCAATGGATCGTTCAAGCGGGTTTTGAAATAATCGGTCGTTATGACTCATTAAAAGGCGCTAGAATTGCAGCAACAAAAAAGGGCTTTAATCATGCAAAAATTAAAACGTGCTTTACTGGAATTTTTAGCTGCATCAAGCGTCACAGCTATTGGTTTATTATCTTGCTATATTGCATGGACAACAACGCTTTAACGGCTTGACAGGCTTTATAGCGTACAATTTAACACTAAATAATAAGGGTATATTATTATGAAAACTTTACAAACTCTGATCAACACTATTAACGACAACCTTGTTTTAAAAACTCGCCCCGATGATACGCAATTTTATTGTGTTGCTGATAATGCGCCTGAATATGTGCAAGATCTAGCGCATCACGTCCATGACGATATGATGCCGGATGACTACCGGTATAAATTTTTAACGGAAACAATCCGAGAGATAGCAGATTATGACGAACAAACGCTAACTGACATGCTGACAGGTGATTATGATATTTATGACATTATCGGTGAACCTGATGTTTACAATCATAGTCTTTTACAGTGGCAAGCGTCCAACCTTTCACGCATGGAATATGCGGATGATTGTTTAGCAGAGTACGAACCTCAGTCATTATCACAGTTGTTAATGTCTGCACAACATAAGGAAATGGTAGAAGTGTTTAACCTAATTTTATCATGGTTGGAACAACAACAATATGAGATGTGGGAAGAAGTAGCATAAGCACGACAACAACCAATAGCTATAATTTTATGCCGTAGTTATGGCGCTATATTTAATGCAATTAATTAAAGGGTAAAGATTATGCACAAATTAAACGACAAGAAGTTACGCAAGAATCATAAGCAATGGCGGCAAGGTCGAAAGAATCCAACTAAAAAGCAATGGGGTGTGTAATTATGAAGCATTATTCAATAGACTACTTAAACGAGCACGGAACCAATGGCGGCGTTGTCGAGCTAGAATCCGGCGATTACTATCACGTTGTTTATATTGGAGCCGATCATGTTTGGGTGTTTGGTGCAGTGTGCAACGTGGGGTTATTAATGCAAGGGTATTATGACTGTGAAGAATACGAGAGCATCGATCAAGGCTTACAGGAGTTACTAACAGACCTCGAAATGCTAGAACGTGGCGAAGGTACTAGCGCTAACTTTTATGCATACAATGAGGCGGTGTAACTTATGCTTAAATTTATAGCAGGATTAATAGTGATGTTATCATTAGCGCTAGATCATGAGGCTCAGATAATAGCAATACTTACTAGCGCTGTTATCATGGCGATTGATTTATCCGAGTTTGTTGGCGTAGGAGTGAAGGCGAATAATCGGCAACGGTAATATGAGGTGAACAATTTGAGCATAGAGTTAGGGCTAGGATCTGTTATAGGGTTCTAGCCTTTTTTATTGGGCTAAATAATTTTAGGCGATACACTGGCGCAATAGGTAAAGGCGATTAATTATGGCAAGTTTAATCTATATAGCTATATGGTATAACCCACCACACCCCTATAACGGGGAGGAATAAGCCTTCTTACCCAGCCTAAACAGCCACGGTAAATTTCACTTGCCAAAACTTACTCCCCCTCCTTTACCAAGAACCCCCGACCAAACAATTAAGCCTAGCTCTCTCACGAAAACTAATTATTTCCTGCTTGTTCAACTTACTTTGCGCCATATTCACTTGCACCACACCACACTCGTTACAAATACTGTAATGATTCTTGACCTCTCCCTTATAACCAAATGATGTTGTATGAACAACTCTGTCACAATGTTCTGTCAAACGCCCTTCTTCACACAAAGGACATAATTGTTTATCCATGCCTTAATAACCTCCCATATCCTTTCGCCCACTAACTCGATCAAACCCTTTGTTATAATCACTACCCAAGAACCTCTCCCAGAAATAATATCAGCGAACCTCATAACCACGAAACGCTGACTTTTGATACCTACCTCCTTTCCCATTCATACCATTATGATCATGTCTCGAATAAACAACTACGCCAGTATTTTTAGCAACACTTGTGCTGAATATATCTTTACCACCATTCTTAGCCATACCATAACAGGAGTAGTCCGTGTGTTTATATATTCGATAAGTTACACCTTGTTTAATTACAATATCATCCATCTGAATACACTCTTGTAATTTCTTATCCCTCCATCCCACATCGTCTGTCCACACAACTTTACCACACTCTACTTCTACAATTCCTCGTTTGAGTAATGAGCGCAAAGCTACACTCATGTCTTGGTCACACTCCCCATCGATATATACACTATAGTAATATTGCGTAGGTTTTAGCTCATAATCCCCTCCCCCTATGATATAGTCAATACACTTTTGCTGATTATCACTTAAGATAGGATTGGTATAGCTGTCAGGACTCATTGCATTTCCTCCAATGCTTCCTTAGCCTTAAGATAATCCATAACAAGCTCAACGTTACGGTCTGAATACTCGAACGAAATATCCTCGCAATCATCGTATATGCTAATAGTGTTGTCAGCGTAGAATGAGATGTTCATGCTGGCGTTATTTGCTAACTGTATTAAGGCATCTTTGAGATTACCTACAATAATCCGCTTAGGTTTATAATCCACTCTGTTCATCATAGCATAAGCTGCCTCATATTCTTCTTTCGTACAGATATATGTCCAGTATTCATTATCATCAACACCGCTCTTAGTGGCAGAGTCTACAATTAAATAAGTGGGGTAATCGTAAGCGTCATTATCTGGTGTGGACTTAATGAGATACCCATCCTCTCCAAAGTTTAATGCTTTAATACTACCCCAATCACCACCTGTGTCCACCACTGCTTGTTCAATCTTGTTCATAATTAATGCTCCTTCTCAATATGCGTATTAAACTTCTTAGAATAACGTGTAATAAACCTTGCTGTGCGTAATACAGCGTAACATACTCCTACAGATAATATCAACCATAGTGGCAGGAAGAATATTGTTAATGCTGTTACAGCTAACACGGCAAAGAACTTAGCACAGAACATCACTTCTATAACACTACGCCTAACTGTTTTAGTCTGTCCTTTTAGCTCCTTAGCTATTCTACGTAAAGAGCTGACTCTATAATCACCCTCACAGTCAGCATATCCACTCCCAACTATATTTCTAACTAGCCTGTGGATTATCGGGTCACTCTTCATAACCCATCCTCTATGTGAACCATGCCATTTTAATATTCTTTCTAATGATAGTCCCACATCAACTTGCTTCTCATAAGATAATGCCGACCTAATCACCCGCCTTTGTTCTTTGTCCTCATTAACGTAACGTAAAGCATAATCAATGACAGTATCAATAAAGGCCAGAACAATACACGCGAGAGGAATAGCAACAGCAATAGCGCCAACCAGAATACCGATGACCTCTTGAGTAGAGTGTTGCATAATCCACGCAAATAAATTATCCACTTCATACATTTCTTACCTCCTATTGGGGCATATTTCAGCCCCATTGTTATTGCTTGGGTGGTCGTCAGACCTACCACTTAACGTCGTAATCGTCTTTGTCAGCATTTTCATGCAGCTTCTCTAAGTGCTTATCAAATTTACTCTTAAGCGTATAAGCAAAACGTGCTGTGAACAATACCCCTGCAATAACTCCTACCAAGATATATACCCAAACTGGTGTGTGCCAGATAACTAAACCAATAGTTCCACCGAAAGCTGCTGCACCAAGTGACAGGAAGATGTGCATAAGTGAACCTGCTATCCAGTCACCCAAATCTGGGGAGTTTCCACAAAGTGACCTCACAACAGTATACTCATACAAATATGTCTTAGTATTCTCACCACGAGTAACAAAGCCAGTGATACCGCCACTCAATATCGTCACAATCAAAGGTGTCAGTACAATTAGCCCAAGTGTTACACCAACAACTGTTGCGAATACATCTCTACTTCCAAAAATCATCTCTAACATAATTACTTCCTCCTAAATTATTTATTACTGTCATCTTCAACAAGCTCACTACGCAAGTTGAAGTCAGGCACAATTACATCTGGTTTAAATGTAACACGATAATTATATGTGCTAATATCATGTGCTGTCAACTGTTCTGAGAAGTATGTCACGTTATCAGATAACCCTAGCATATGTTTAACATACTTCCCTTCATCGTTCTTACATGTAAATGATACACTATTACCACTGTTCTGAACAGAGCATAATCCTTGCACAGATAGGATATAATCACCCGTTATGCCATTATAGAATACTACTCTGCGTGGAATCTCAAAGTTATCTGCTGCCTTAGATAAGTTGCGAGATGCTACGTCAGCGTCATCACAACCAGTTAATGCCAATGTAGAACCCAATACAGCCGTTGCTAATAATTTCTTCATATTATTCCATCCCCTCTATTTCTGCTTCTAATTCTTCAACCTTATCTTCTAACTCACTAATCTCACTTAGATGTTCCTTTTCCATGTCTTTGACGAAGTCCTCTATTGCCCAAACCATCGACAAGGTATCATTGAAACGATATTCTTTCATAAATGCTCCTCCAATATCTCCGTTGCTAAATTACGCATATCTGAATAACTGAATATATCACGTTGGTATTTCTCTTGCAACACTTCATTTGGAATAACCATTAAGGCATTAGTGAGGTCATCAATCTGATGCCTCTTTCTCTCTGCTTCAGCTAGTCCCCGAAACCATTGCTTTAAACCCTCTTTGTCGAAGTTGTCTGTTACATACACTACTGGAATGGTTAGGACAATCACTTCTTTGTTATCCTCGTAAGGCTCACAATATTCCACAGTAACCATGACATACTCCATTCTCCCTGATTGTTGTACATTGGTAATGTCACCAAATCTCAACGTAGCGTCACACAAGTCATTGTTCTCACTGTCCTCTGCTAGAGTATTCATAATACCCTTTAGCGTACTGTACATCCAATCTTCGGTGTTAAAGTATTGCTGTATATTCATACATCATCCTTATTCATAGCACTGTCTATTGCCCAGCCACACATTCCACCAATAATTGCCCATAATATCTGAACAACTATAAAGCCCAATGTCAGACCAAATGTATTCCATTGTCTTATGTCCAAAACAATAGCAACAAGTATACCACCAACTATCATGCCCACCACTGCGCCAACAATTACGGCGTATAATTTACGATAAAGAGTTTTCATCTATCACCTCCTCTAACCTACGCTTATTCTCATCAGCAAAACGCATGAGTATAGTCTTACGCTCTACTTTAGCCACCTCGTCGTATCTGTCCAATAACTCCAGTTGTTTATGCGTGAGGTGTCCATAAATTTGTCCATTATCATCTACGACATAACAACTATTCTTGAATCTGTATTCTTTCACAAGTGTGCCTCCATTTCCCGTAATAACTAGCCCTATCTGGTAATTGTAGCGCAACAGTAGCAGGAACGTCAAGCGTCTGTTTATGCCCAAGTAGGTCGGTGTAATTTACAGCAACATTTCCTTTGTCAAAATCTGTCACCGTAACATTGGCATGAACACTCGGAACAATGTAATTTTGCACAAGTATTAGCGCAGAAACAAAGCCCAAAGCGAATAGGCTAAGGACTAGGGTGATGCACCTCATTGTTTAGTCTCCAGCAGGCGATAGATTTTGTCAATGATTTCTTCGACCTCAATATAATCCCTATCTGCGCCGTAAATGAAAACCCTACTGCGCCCATCTATCTCAACAACCCTCTCTATGTCATCTACTTGCAGAATAACACGTTTGCCATCAAGTAGCGTCAATTTAATAAACTTACTCATATTATTTACCCTCCACTTTGTCAGGAAACTCTGCCACAATCTCTTCTAATGCTTCTAGGAATGATTTTACGTCATGTTCTTCCTTTGCTTCATTAGCAATCTCGTAATGTAATATTCCCACTAACGCTTGCTTGAGTGTACCGTAATAACGCTCAATGCTACGATGCCCTGCTTCCCTAACCTTACCCTTGTGTACGCCACTTTGTATAGTTTCCTGTTCAAACCAGCGTTCAGGGATGTAGTTGTAAGGGTCTGTGCGAATACGCCATTTGTCGTTAATTGTAATCATACTTATAACTCCCGTTTTGCTATTGGGGTTATGTCATCAAAGTCACATAAGTCTGTACGAAAACTCCACACCTGCCCAAAGTCGTCATGTTCATAAGTGTAGTTGTACTTATTGTAGTATGCTGTACTCCCACAATCTTTCACTTTACCATACATAGTAGCCCACTCTGGTGCTCCTGACCAATCTACACCAGTAGAACTTGCTTCCACACTTTCCTGCGCCATATTTTCAGAATTTTCGCACTTTTCTGCACCTGAGTTATTCTGCTCATGATATTGCGCCATAATTGTCAGTGCTTGTGTCAGACTGTCACACTCTACGGTGAAACTCTGCGAACAATCCCCTGCGTACTCATTTACTGTAATCTTAATCATAGTTATGTCCTCCTAATGCTACTCCATCAAACGATATTAAATTTGGTGCATACATCTGCTTGTCCACTGTGCTGATATTAAATTTATCAGAGTAGCACACATCCGTCAATGATACACCATGATTTTCTTGGATATAATCATGTGCTTCTTGTAACACTTGACGAATACTCTTAACTTGTTGTGTCATAATTCTCCTCCCAATACTCTACTGTAATCTTGTGCATAATATCTGATACATATTTTGGTGTAAAGGTCTTATTCAAAGATAACATATCCTTCAATTTAGTTCCAATACGCCAGTGGTCAAATATCAACTGTTCATCTCTGTTCATATCCATTCGTCTATCCTCTTAATATAATTATCAATCATTTCCTGTACCTCTTCTTCGGACAACTCACCATTACCAATTCGATGTGCATAGCTCCAGTTCCGTATCAGTTCCACAGCTTCACCAACTTTAGCGTTATTCATGCTAATACAATAGAGTTGAATTTGGTGGAAGAATCGCTCGTAAATCTCGACCTTCTTTTTATCAGAATATTTACTCTGCATCTTCACCACCACTTCCATGCCACGGACAACTCATGTTGTAATATCTACGTCCTGTACCTAGTGCGTCTAGCGAATCCATCTTGCCGCAAGTACACCCATCAACTTCCATCCAATATCTGTGGTAATTACTGTCCAGAGGAAATCCCCACAATAACTGTAGCGCATATTCTATGCCCTCAATCACGTCATTACAATGCTGTGCGTCTTTGAAGTGTATATTAGGGCGTGATAGTAATTGCTCTAATTGCTTGTGCAATTCCTCTAGGGCAATAACTCTGCGCTCATCTAAGCCTTGCTTTTCTACTAAGTGTTCATTTAGCATAGATTAAAATTCCTCATTATATTTTCCAACATCAATCACGTTCGGCATATTGATCAAATTCCAGAACCGAATCATCTGGCGACGGTCATCTAGTACAGCACTTACGTTATAAATACCTTTGATGTGTTTTTGGTACAACTCATATTTAACAATATCATCCTTGCGCTTGTCATTAGGGTTCCTCATGTGCAAATCCCACTCAATATCTTCATGCCAATCGTTTGTGATATTATTCTCAATCCATTCTAGCGTATCATCATAACAAATGCCATCACGTCCAGATAAGAATGTTACATGACCTGTACGAAAGGCTAGTCCTTCGAGCATAGAAATAATTTCGTAGCGAGGGCGGTCTAATCCAACCTTATTCCACTCAAATGGCTTACGAATACCTTTCATGTCCGCAACTGTACCATCAATGTCACAAATAATTGTTTGGTCTAGGCTGGGGTCATCACAATACTGCTCAAATTCACCAAATTGCTCGTTATACCGCTTATATTGCGACCATAGTATTGACTCAGATAACCCACCCTCACGTTGAGCGTTACGTTTAACTAATTCCTCCCAAGAACAAGGGAATAACTTTTCCTCATACTCATAACCATTCTTCTCAGCAAATTCCTTCCACTTGTTGCGGATTTTGGGATTGAGGTTAGTATCAGAAACAATGATGTTCTTATTATTCGCAACAGCTTCTTGTGCCATCTTATCAATGACCCCTGTAACCTTGTTCTCATTACTACGCTTGAACTTATACTGAGCCCAGTCACGAACGCCGTCACAGAATAGCTCAAAACGTACGTCATCACGATTTAAGTTTCGCCAGTTATTATAGCTGACTGGTTGGTCTAAGACTGTATCACGCACTTCTTGCTGTTCAATAAATTCCTCAGCCCAAGTTGTTTTACCTGAACCACTTGCGGCAATAGTTAAGATTAATTTCTTCATAAACTTTCCCTCCAGTTGTTGTAATAGTAAACCTGCGCTAATTCTAACTCAGGTATGTCCTTCGCACCGACACAATATTTACTCATGTGACGAAACACATAAGGTTCTACACAATTTGGTAATTGTTTTGATGCTTCTCTCATGTTTTTATACTGTTGTTCTAAATCATCGCCCGTCTCAAAACTCACAGAGAAATACTCCAACATGTCTTGTACCCACTCAGCATAGGCAGTTGACCACTTTATCTTCTTAAGCCTTTCGTCACCAGATAGTTTCTTAGCTTGCTTATAGTCCCTTTGCGCCACACCAATTAAAGATTTAGCAAGTTTGTATGAGTACAGTTCCCCGATGCCAATAAAATTGAGAATACTATACATAAACTCTGGTAACTTCTTGTTTGACGCTATTATTTCAAAAAGTATAGTGCTGCTGCCTGTTACTAATCCATTGATCAAGCACCGAGGTGTTGCATACACAAAGTCCTCCCCATTGGTTTCATCTTTGTAGAAAAAGAAATGGTCGTTATTGTGTAGAGCGCCATCCATCTGAATATTTGGCTCCACCACACATAACCAATCCCTGTCCTTACCGTTAGGATTTCCAAACTCAATCTTTTCTATTACATATTTGTCCAACTTGTTCTTAAAACACTCTGTTATTTTAATGTTCATACAAATTCCTCCAATAGTCGGTACTGTGCCTTTCTGTTCAGCTTGTAAAAATATTGGTGTGGTTCACCACCCTTACTTCTCATGCTAAATAAAAGCGGGGAATATGGCTTCTTCAATGCTTTATAAGCGAAATCCTTCTGTTCCACAGTATCTTTAATTCTTTCATAGTAACTGTAGCAACTAACAAACAAATAATCAAGAGCATCCATATAAGGCTGAAACAAATCCTTGTCCTCTGGGAATATAGCTAAGTATTCATCCTGCTCATTCTCAATAACCAAGTCCATAATCCGTTTAGGTGTTGGTACACCCTCTCCACGAATCTTATGTGCTGAGACATAGGCAGGATTCTTAACCTTGAGGACAGGAACACCTTGTTTAGTATATAGCACATAACCTTCTTCTAAATTAGGTAACTCAGAAGCGTTGCGTACACACTCGCTAATACTACTGAACCCATACTTGCGTGGAGAATCCCACTGACTACTTACATCGACGTATTCACCTGTACTATTCACACGTTCTGCAAGAATATACAGCTTCTCTTCGTCATATTTTGTCACAACTCGATTCCACTGACTTACTAATTCAAGGATATATGTAACACCTTTTGCTAATAGTGCTGTATCAATGTGTTGCAGATTACGCTCAATAAGGTCTGTCCACGTTAAGTCGTGACCATTTATGCCCATATCTTTAGGCATAATCATAGAGCGAGTACGATACAACCAACCATATTTGTCGTTATACCACAACCCAATCAGACTACCGTCGATCTTTTCGTGTGCTACTAGCTGAGTAATATCATAGTTATGCTCAACCTCCCCATGATTAAAGAATCGGTCAAAACTACGACTTTCCACAACAAATTCACCAGAATCTTCTTGGCGCAACACTAGGCTACGACATTCCTGCACAATATCCTCCAGTTTAGGACTGGCAATTTGGTCATAGTTTAGCACAAACAAGTCAGGATAATCTTCATTCTGGCTAACTTTGATACCATACTTTTCTTTCAACCGATCTAACCCGTATTCATTTACATAATCAACTGCCAGCATTATCAAACTCCTCTTCAAATTCCTCTAGCGTAATAATTTCAATATCAACATCGTCCTTAGAGTTTTCCTTAACTTGCTCTAACCAACCACCAGCGTATAAGCTCATGCCATACATCTTCTCATCTACTTCGTAAACACTACCGCTACCACCGTAGAAGCGTATTTTGCCATTATCAGTACGTTCATATTTCTCTACACCACTATTAAGCCGATAATAATCACCAGAAGCAAAGCCACCATACCATGTCCCCATGACTCGGTAATGAACTTCACCATCTTCTACGTCTGTAATTCTTACCATAACATATTTATCTGGATAATATTCACTCATAATCACTCCTCCTGTATTTTTGACCTATTATTCCGTCATAATTTCATTATTGCACAGTTTGACGCAAATCTTTGTCAAAACTATCTCTGTTCCAATACTTAGACGTATCCCCTTTGCGATAATCCTTGTCCTTAGATTTCACCACTGTTCCCTCAAAGGTATTTTTACCTGTTCTCTTGCTAAATTTTACTGTCAATGTCTTTTGTCTATTGCTCAGAAGCATAATTTCCTCCTATTTCATGCCTAAATCAACCGTCAGCTTATTTATGTCCTATAACCTATGCCATCGTATTGCTAAAGTAATTTAGCCTAGCTCACGGCTCTGTCAGGCTTGCACATACGAAAAAAGGCACAGGAATAAACCCATGCCTTTGATTGTAATTGATGATTGAGAGTATGTCAAGCTATTATTTAGTTAAAGCGTCCCAACCAACACGGAAATCGTCAGGAATTTGTTGCTCAAGCTCTTTAGCAAACTCTTGCGCCTCTAATTGTGCGTCAGGTTTAGCACGTAAGTTATAAACATGAGCGAATGCCAGCAAATTACCTGTCCAAATCCATGTTACGAGCATTGATTGTGGTAATACCATTCGAGCCATTTCTGGGGCTACGTTTGCTTCTAACATTCGCTCATATAAGTCGATGCAGTCATCAATATGCTCACCGTAAGCAACCTCTGGTGGCATCATATATTCGTCTGATAGTTGTGGCAACCGTATTTGTTCAACATATTCTTCGCCACTACCCTGCTTAATACTCTTGTCGGGACGACTACGCCACTTCTCTGGCTCATAAAACCCAACAGGTTCATCAAGGTAACGCATAGACATTTCATTCCATGTGAGTCCGACCTGATGTTTCATCAACTGCCTTGCTAAGAAAATTGGAGCAGTACACCGAAACTGTAAACAATTATGACGAAAAGGTGTGATGTGTTGGTTTCGACCTAAGAAATCGACCAATTTAGCATCTTTTTCGTCAAATTCTTCCTTCCATTTGTTGAATGAAGTTCGGGCAGAGTTCACAATAGATAAATCACCACCCATACTATCGACTAATTCTACGCTAATTCCTTTCATAACAACTCCTCCAATGTCTCAATGTACTCAACTTTGTCCAATCCTTTATTATAAGGATATTCAATCGCAATTACACGCTCGATTCCTGCGTCTAACCCTTCTTGTAAATGTTTAGGACTATCATCAACGAAAATGTCAGGCTTAATCTCTTCCAAAATCTCTTGCTTAGACTCTTGCATACCCAACAGGAACACATTATTCAGGTCAAGCCCTAATAATACATTCTTGCGCCGAGTATTGGCTACTTCATCGTCAGAATAGCTCGAAATAACCACAATATCGTATTTTTTCTGTAATTTTGGCAATAAATCACGCAAATATCCATAGACAGGAGGGTGTTCAGAGCGATTATACTGGCGAATCAGGCTAGTGAACTCATGCTCAAGCATTTGCGTGAACCATTTACTCATGTTGTGCGTATCAAATTTACTGTTGATATTTAAGCCATAGCCTTGCTTAATAGCAAAGCCAATAAATCCGCTAGCGTAATCGAACAATACTTGGTCGCCGTCTAGGGCTAGTAGTTTTTTACTCATTCATCCTCCAATTTATACGTAAATGTTGCCCCATTCTCACAAACTAATTCATCGTCACGGTCATACGACTGTAATTCTGAACCAATATCTGTGCAATAATTCTCAATTTTGTGTTCGATTGGTGATAAGTTAGCATTATCATAAACATTAGCACCAAGAATAAATCCACAGGATAAGAACATAAACACCATTAGAGATATACCACTGTCACTCATACCTCACCCTCCTTTGTCCATTCACTAATAACATCATCACACTTAGCAATAAATTCCTCAAGTGTCCCGTCATTATACACATCAACGGTATTCTTGACAACCCCATCTGGCACATATTGGCGTGAATCTCCGTCAAAATCACCTCTACCCTTGATTCGGATAAGAAGGATATTGTCCATACCAATCCGAGCAATCGCTGGCTTAATTTCATCGGCAGTACCAAAGCAGCTGTCATCAATGTAGATATTATCGCCATTAAGTGTCGCTGCTCGACATTTGCCGAAGTAATCCTTGCCGAATAATGGCTTACAGATTAGCTCAGATACATAAATGAGGCTTTCTCGCACCGATAACGCTGTGCGAGGGCTACCGTTACGCTGATTATGAGCAACAGATATAAGCAAGGTTTCTTTACCGAGTAATTTACCCAATTTATACGCCTCTTCATTTGGCACAGAGAATGCGGATAAAGGTGTTTCCTTAATATCTCGGTTCTCATATATCTCAAAGAACTCTTTCTCAGGAATATTGAACAGGTTTTGCGTCAATGTGAACAAGTGATCCTTACAGCGTGATTCGATTAGACCATACTTACCTTTTAACACATTCACTATCTCCGTCTTACCTGCCCCAATAGGAGCAGACAAGAGGATTAGGCGTGGTTGTTGTGTCATAGACTTTCTCCAAGTTTATTTGCCTGAGATTGTAACTCAGCAATTTGACGCTGTAATTGTTCATATTCTTCTCGGCGTTTATCTGCTTCGTTATCACGTTTCCAGATTAGTGTTAGGTTTTTATTAGTATGTTGTGTTAATAAATTTAATGCCACTGTTTGACTGGGGCATTCGATTTCATAAACACATTCGATGTTATCACTAACCTTTGGAAGAAGTTCCCACCCATTAAACTCTCCAACGTTTGCATACTTTACATTTAAATATAATAACGCGTCCCCCGCCAAAACCAATGCCTCTCTACCATCTTTCATTTTAACAACGTGTTTACCCGCCTCTAGCTTAGGCATTTTATTTGACTGCATAGTAATTTCCTCCTCATTTACGTTGATTAGTTTTACTGAGTTAAATGCTTTTAAAAATCCATCTAAATTATATCTATGTGAAATTAATTCACCGCAATATACCCAGTGAGCGTTTTCGCCTATCTGATAATAAGCATGAATTAGTGATGAATCAGTCTTAAACAACCGACCAGTATCATCACCAGTGAGAATTTGAAGGTAGTGTACTTGTTTATGATTATGTTGGTTGAAATACTCTTGGTCAAAACCACCCTGAGTCATTTTTAATGAATCATCCACATATAAATATTTCTCGCCTTCATGTCTCACTGAAGCGCTCCCTGCGTATCTCCAACGAACACCATGCTCAAACAATTTCTCCTGAACCATTCGGCTAATCTCTGGCGTAGGTACTTTCACCTTGATATTTCGATATTGCATAATTTATCCCTCCAATTAAAACTTATATTCAGCATATAACTTATTATTGCTCTCATAACACTGTGTCACTGGTTTAGGCTCAACACTTGGTGCATTAACTTGGTGATAACTCCACTCTAACCCTAGCGCAACAACAGCAGCGGTAACACTGACCAAAGCATAATTCAATAATTCTTTCAAGTCAATCCCTCCTTACAGAATAATTCCGTCAAAGTGTTTGTTGATAGCTATGGCGTGATTAGCTTGTGAAAGAGCGTCATCAATAGCTGAGTGGTGTGTACCAACTCGTTCAATCTTGGGCGCACCTTTTAGGTTCTTCCACGTCCTGTAGCAAGCCTCATTCCAAAACTTCCAGAAAGGTTCTTGTCCACAAGCAAGGAAAGCATTCTCAAGGATACCTAAGTCAAAACGTGCCGAGTTACCTACCATTGTAACGTTGTAGCTGTGTACGTTCTTGAACACGAAATTACGTAACTGTTGTAGTGCTTTATCAATGGGTACAGTTTTCTCATTAAATACTTTACGAGCATCTTCGTCCTGCTTCATCCAGAACTGAATTGTGCTACCGATAACGGTCATACCTTTATCCAAGCAACTTTGTATATCTACTGGCACATAGAATTTATCCTTAAATACCTTGTCAGCAGTAAATAGCACAACACCAATCGACGCAATAACCGCTGTGGGTTTTGTGTCCAAAGATTCTAGGTCAGTCATTCCGTAGATTTTATTTGCCATAAATTATTCCTCCAATTTGTAAATGTAAACGTCATATTCTCCCAAATACCACTCAATCAATTCTAGCACAATTTCCCAATCACCACCAGCCCTATCTGACGCAAATTTATAAGGAAAAGCTACTTTGACGTTAGGTGTTAGCTTAAGCTCATTACGAATATTAATTAGTCCCTGACATAATGCACCGTAACTAAGATGGCGTTTATCTGTGCCATAATAAAATTGTCCGTATAAATTCACCACACCACCTTCGCTAAACCAAGCCGAGCCTAATTTATTCTTGCTATTATTGTAGCACCAAGTATCTAGCGCATAAGCGTCAGGACATTCGCGCTTAATTTGTCGTGCAATGCCGCTACCAAATTTATTTTGGCAATTACAACAGTGAACTAGCCAGTCAACATCGCCTCGTTTTACTGCTTTTACAGCATCGCCTTTGACGTAAGTAATGGGCATAAGTTATTCCTCCAAGATCATTTCAACAGAGCCTAGAGTATAATTTAGTTATAGCGTTATGTCAAGCGATTAGGTCTACAAAAGGTGTATAAATTTAGTAACGTAATGTAGACTAGGTGATACCATTGTAGCAATTATGGCGTAAAATAGGATATAATTACCACTATTGTAACAACTATGGGATATTTAGGTAGGTTTACTTAGGCAGGAATATGCGGTAATAATTGGCGTGAGTTTAGGATATAGTAAACTTTGGTACTGATAGTACGGTCATAAAGAAAAGCCCCAACATTGCGTCAGGGCTGACCCGAGAGGAAATTTGTTAGATGTATTCTGTACTCATATTAGGCTCCAGTAAATCCACCAACTAAAGGATCATCCCAAACACCCACTTCACTCATTTTCATATTATTTCTCCTTAATTTATTTGCAAATAATTAAAGCAGGGACACTCGACCAAGAATACGCTCAATCCTTATTCCCTATTATCCTTACGGAAGTGGTATGACGTGTCTCTCTGACGTGATCTGCTAGGCCATACACCACAGCGTCAGATTTACAACATGACACTACTAGCTCTAATCGCTAAATGTGAGAGGTTGTAAATACGTTGGCGTTCCTACTAGGACTTGAACCTAGACCACAAACTTAGAAGGATTGTATGCTTTCCAATTACACTATAGGAACGAATTAGCCCTACAGATTACGCACTGTAGGCTGCGGCATCATTACTGCGGAGGAGACAACGGCGATGCAACCGTGATTGATATTAGCCCTCACCGCGTTTCGTCTTATTGTATGGGCGCTTATAATTCGCCCCAGAATTAGCACGATTACCCCATGCTTGATTGACGAAAACGTGTTCATAAGCCTTACGGCGTTCATCTTGTGTCAAAGTATTTGCTCCTCATTTGTTCGTGATGTTAGTTTGACAATGTTATTCAGGGTTAGTTTCATGCGTTGTTAATTCGTTCTTTGGCTATATTAAAATAGTCTTGGTCAAGCTCAATACCAATAAAGTTTCGGTTTAAATTCTTAGCCGCTGCGCCAGTTGTTCCTGAACCCATAAATGGGTCTAAGACTACATCATTACTTTCTGTCATTAGTTTGATAAAGAACTCTGGTAAATACAACGGGTAAACCGCAGGATGACCTATGTTAGCATTACTTGAGCTACCTGTTATGACATTAGATGGTCTAACCGTGTCGCTCGAAATCCTTTTACTCATGTTCATTCCAGACCCATTGTTAGTATTATGCTCGCCATTGTTCTTTCTGCGCTTTTCAGATGCAAGCCACTTGGAATCTGATTTCACTAAAACTTTCTCTGGGTAAAACTTGTAAGACTTCGATTTGGAAAAATGAAGTACTCGCTCGTAGGCATCTTTCAATCTCTTCTTGCTACCTGTTGGGAACGGGTTAGTCTTATTCCAAATGTATTCGTCAACCAACCTCCATCCATAGTTTTCAACCATTTCGATTATCAACTTATACACGTATAGTTCGCGCTGACCATCTTTGCAATTTTCTTTTATGTTCAGAATCAACGAACCTGTTTCCTTTAACTTGTCTTTGCATAAATTCAATATGGGATGAAGGAATGAACCATACTCAGATACACTATAACCAGTGTAACTCCTCTGCTTTGCATAAGGAGGGCTTGTAACTATTAAGTCAACTGACCCATCAGGAATTTCTTTCATGACCTCTAAGCAATCGCCCTGCCGCAAATCTATATTCATAATACTCCTCCATATTAATTTGTCTCAAGTATAGCACACTAACATTTCTAATGATACATTTATAGCACATTATTGGGCGAAATACTGGTTAATGTGCTGTTTAGGGTACGTTATGCTTTAGTCCAGTCTTTATCTGGCGCATATCGTTCTCGTAATGCTTTAGCAACACGTTCGTCTGATTGTTCATCAGCAAGTTGACAAGCGAGTTCGTGTTTGCGAGCTTGCCATACTTTGTGTGCTTCCATTGGGTCGTCGAAAGCACCCAACCGCTCAGCTTTACCAGTGAACGGGTTACCACACCTTGCAATAAATCTATTTTCTTTTTTACATAAGCTCGCACCAATAGGGTAAACTCCTACATTAGAAGGATATATGGCGAATAAGTTAGTTTTGGTGTCTACAAAAGCACAGTAATCTGGACAATAGACCTTGTTTCCTCTTTTTATAATATCTTTGTCTAAAGCCAACCCTTCCCATTCTCTTTTTGTGACCCAATCCCTGAATTTTGTGAAATAAAGCCACTCGTCACAAACTGTGACATCTTTATACACTGGTGCTGTTTTAAGACCTTTCTCTGAATAACAACGTCTTATCATTCCTCTCCATTTGTCATAGATAGGGCAGCTTTTCACTTCACCATCTTGATAGAACCGATTCTTGTGTTCCGTATCACAAATACCGACTCCGTGTATTTTATTCAACCCTCCGTTCGCATTCTTTTTGGTTTTTATATAAGGGTCTTTGAAGCAGCCGTTTTTAAAATGCCTACAGTCAACGATATAACGGTGTCCACTCTCGACTTCTATTAAGCAATTTTTAAAGTTGATATATTCGACAAGTTTGCCAACGGAACCATTGTGGGATTCAACCACCATGCCTTCTCTTTCTGATTTCTGTTTAAGTCTACGCTCTTCTCTCCAGTCCATAATAAAACTCCTTAGTTATAAAAGTATCTCTACCAATATAATCTAAGGAGTTTGTATTTGTCAACAACTTTTATAAAATAAATTGTTTACGAGTAGTAAAGTTACTATTTTTGATAAGACCATCTACAGCGAAACCAAGCGCATCAACATGGTTAGGGGAGCGCCCCTTGCCATCGAAACTAATCATCTCATTCTCAAGCTCGCCAAGATCTGCGTTAGTGTCATGGAAAACTATTCCAGTTTCATAGAACTGAGCGCAAGTTATTGCTCTAGCATATTTCTTATTCACTGACGAAAATTCTTCCATAGGCAAGAAGGGGTGTTCTCGCTTAATCATGCTCTTATACATCCCTCCGATTCCGTTGGCTTCAATTCTCACCTTAGTCGGACAGAAGTTGCTGTATTTACTGTGTAACGAATGTATAGTTTTAATACAAGTGTCACCAGACATTCTAGCAGTCTTATCTTCAACCACAAGAATCTTGTCAGATTCAGTTAGTACAGCAACGATTATACCAGTTTCGTCAGACGCTTTTGATGTAGATTCACCAGCAGGGTCTAAGCCTATAACAGCCTTCTTCCAATATTTAGGGTGAAACTCACCCATTTTTGTTGCTCTGCACTTGTCTAAAAGGTCAGGATTCCAAGCCGCCATGTCATTGGCGAGAATAAGTTCACCCTCAACCTCTTGCATACCTAGCTTAGTTTTCCTTGTCCTTTCAGCGTTAGCAAGCATCTGGGGTGAAAGGTTGTCCGAGTTCTCGAAACTACTACCTGTCACAATCCTTACGTTACTATCTTCTTCCTCTGATTGTTTCTTTAATTCAATCATCAAAGGTGTTGCTTTGGGTGTTGTTACAATGATACCCTGAGAAATACCCAGTCGTAAACCGTATAGCAAGTTATGATAGAACTCTAGCGCATCGCCGGACCAAGCCGCTGCTTCGTCTGATAAAAGCACCTCCGAATTTATGCCCCTGCTACGCTCGCTGGACTCACTACTAACCAAACGGGCTACAGCACCATTTTTATGCTTAAGTACACCATAGTGAGGCATATACTCTGGCTTGTTTGGGTCATTGTCTGAATAAGCGTTCAAGACCCCAGATTCACCTCTCACAATTGTGTTCACAAGGTCATTGTTGCTCGGTGCAGCAATAGTGAGATGCTTTACCCCAAGCTCTTCAACATAATATTTATACATCCTTGCTAGACAGAAAGTTTTACCAACAAATATGTTCAACGTAGGTCGTTAATCTACGCCAGCGACATTACTCGCATCTCTATGTTACCATAGAAGTTCAGACTATATCTTCAAGGAATATTATTCCAAGCTCCTCGTTTCCACCCACTTGGGCGTACGCCTCCCAGCTAGTCGTTACACACGGCTATTAAGCCTTGCTCGGTATTGTCCATTTAGGAGTTCCACCGAATTAGAGGAGTTTTACGTGAGCAAGGTTTTACCCACGACCTGCCAATACAAGGCAGATGTTTCTTTCTAGGTCAACAGGGATAAACTGTTTACGTCTAAGATGTATGATTGGATCATAAGCAAACTCTTCACGTTGAGCCGCCGTAAGATTATCAATAAATGCCTGTTTATCTTCTTTTGGCATCTGTTTTAACCGCTCACCTAAGTCCAATCTCTGCTCAGGTGTTAAGTCCGATAGTTTTTGCATAATTTACCTCGCCGTATCTATGCGTAAATGTCTAGCCCCTTAATGCAGGGGCGTATCTTCTTCCACATTAGACACAGCCATATCAATCTTCGCATTAACTCTCGTCATCATTTTCCCGACAGCATCAGCATCCATAAGAAATTCTTGCACAGCCATTAGCAATAGATTAGCGCCAGATAAGCTGTCCTCATTATCAAAGTCAAACTTTACGCTCTCAATTTCTTCCGTAGCTTCATTACTCACTATTGTCATTGAACACTTGCTCATAATTATCCTTATATTCTTCGCCTAGTTTGCTGGAAATATGTCCTAAGTAAATTACTGCTGGAACTGTTACGACAGACCACCAGCCAAATGTTGCGATAGATGTTCCGACCAGATATGCTACAAGCAGAATAAATATCCCTAATATTCCGCCAACGTGTTTCAGCACCCACCTTCTACGCTCTTTATTCGTCACCACTCTTCTCCTTATCTTCTGTGAAAATTACATCACAGTTATCTTTAACGCCACGATAGATGCAGTACCACTGGGCAAATCTGTCACCGTACTGATTGGTGATAACTCCGCCCATACAATCAAGCATAAATTCCGTAGCCTTAGCTTGTTGCTCATCTGTGGCACAATGGTATTCGTAGAAGCTATGGCGATGCTCCTCTTGTGCAAAAGCAACCACTGGCGCAAATACTAAGCAAGCTAATAATGTTTTAATCTTCGTCATCATCTCGCTCCAATTCCTCGACCAATTCCTTTACAGCCAAGTAACCCTGCTCAGAATATAGTTGCTGATATTGCGCCATCTTCTCGCTAATATCTTCTTCAATGATTCCGTCCCGAATGGTATAACCCAAGACGAAATAAGTGAGAGGGTTCTGCCCCATTTGTCCTGCCTCAAACCATTCCATCCAACTCTTATACACTTCAAGCTCCTCAAGAGGATTTGTAGCGTCTTTTGGGATAAGGTAATGGTAACAGTCAGCCCAAGCTAATTTAAGGCTCTCACGGATTGCTGAGGCTTGTTTATCGCTATTATTCTGCATTATCTTCATCCTCTTTAGCTTTGTCCTTAGATTCACTCTCTAAATATGACCGAACTAGCTGTGCATACATTAGCATAGCTTCTTCGTCCGAAAGGAATAGTTTGATAGCACCTGACATAATGTGCATAGCACGATCATCGCCAGCATTATTCTCTACAACAGTTTTGATGTTGTCATCGTCTTGCTTAGTAATTTTGATAATGATTTCTGAATTGCTCATTAAATTGCTCCGTTACTTGTTTGTCAATCTTGCGTCCAACTTTCGATGAAATAGTTTTTACAGTCCAGTAGCTTAACCCTAATGTTTCAGCCGCTTCCTTTAGGCTAGTATCATGTGCATCACGAGAGTAGTAGATGAGTTGCTCTCGTTCAGGATATTGTCCGACTACTTGTTCTTCAATGCTAAGGTACATATCCGCCACTTCTGCTACGTCAATGCTCTGGAATGCGTCTGTTAAATCTTCTACCTGTGATTCATTAAAAGAGAACTCTTGTTCATGGCTATGTTCAGCAATACTGTAAAATAGAAAATGGAAATCATCCTTGTCTTGGTCTGTGATATAATTCGGCTTACGATAACGAAATTGGTTAATGTATCTTGTCCGAACAATCGTGTAGAGATATGTTGTGAATGATGCCTTAAACTCAAATGATTGCTTAATGTATCGTGCTGCTGTTGACCAAACCTCTTGTGTAATATCGTCTATCTCTTCTTTGTCATGCTTTACGAGCTTATTTAGCCTTGCCTTAACCATTGGGTTGTAGCGTTTGTACAAAGCTGTAAAGGCGTGTTCATCTCCGTCTTTGTATGCTTGACAAAGCTCATTGGCTGTCATTTTGGTGTAATTCATTTCATATATCATCCCGTTATAATTGGCTATGCTTACTATGACAATTTGGAATAAATATAGTTCAAAATTAGTAGTGTTATAATGTAACAAAATAGGGGTCATTTTCGAAATGCTCTAGCCCATGTGTGGCGTAGCCTGTAGCTCGATTTTCGCTCTTAGATCCGTTATAATGGGGGGATTTCTGCCATGATTTCCTTGTTATAGTATTAGTAATGATCTATACTACAGATATTATGTAATAGATTATGTCATAGACATTAGGAGTAAATAGTTATGTCAGTAGAGTTAATAATGGATAGTAGAGTACACAAGGATAGTGATTACCTAGTTAATCTTATCTATGATTCTGTCATAGGTTCTTTCAAGAATACTAGGACAAGAACAAGTAAGTCAAAAGTAAAGGGTTGTCTACAGTGTATTGTTAAAACATTACTCTACATGGACAAGGAAGGATACGGTTATGCTTCTGTTAGCCTAGATGAGTCTGACTACACTGGTAAAGCAAAGATAAATGGTGAGGACAAAGATATTCTACCATCGTATTCTTACATGATTGACTTACTTCCACTCCTGCATGAGTTAAAATGGATTAAGTATAAGAAACATGACCAACTAGATTATGCCGAATACTCTGCCAGAATTATGAACCATGGGTTTGACATAATTCCGTTAAAGGTTACTGACAGATGTTCTACCATTAGGCGAGGTAAGCGTTGGAAGCAACAACGTAAACGTAAGAAACATGTAAAAGATATTAAGCCAACATTATCGGTTATAGAAATTAGGGACATGAATAAGAACTTATTACCAGTACCAGATACAGAGGAGACAAGACAGTTGAAGAAAGATATGTTTGCATTAAATGACTGGATGAACAGTAACAAGGTTGTGCATCAAGGTGAACGCCTGTTTATTTGGCTTAAGCGTATCTACCAAATGGACTTTGAACAAGGTGGTCGATACTACTCTGAAAAAGGTACTGTGCAAAGCATTCCTAAGCAAGAACGATTCAATATTACTATTGCAGGTGAATCCATAAGTGAATTGGACTATGTTTCATGCCAATACCGAATCCTTGCTGATTTCAATGCGGTAAATTTGGAACAAGGTTTTGACCCATACTTCATTCCAGAGCTTCCTCAAGTGAGCAGGAGTATGCTTAAAAAGTGTAGCGTTGTGATGCTTAACACAAGTGGAAGAAAGTCTGCCTATGGTGCTGTCAGGAATGAATTAAAGCATTTAGGCGTAAAACCTAAGCAAGTATTTGACGCGCTAATTGATCACAACTGGTATGTTAAAGATTATGCGTTCAAACAAGTAGGAATGAAACTGCAAAAGATAGAGTCAGAGATATGTGGCATGGTGTTGGATATTTGTATGCGTGATAATGTACCTGTGTTCCCTATCCACGACAGCTTCTTATGTCGAGCTAAGGACAAGGAATTATTGCATGAAATTATGTTGCAATCTTGGCGTAATGTGTTAGGATTGAACATGAACTGTAAGATTAAGGAGGAAACACTATGATTGACTTTACTGGTTACGACATGGACTTAATCATTGATCGGTATCAGTGTGCTGGAGAACAACTAGACCGTGTTGAAGAAGCATGTGGTGATGAAGGAAAGATGTATGATCTTGCCTGTGAATTGGCTTGGGCAGAAGAATTGTTGTTTCAGCTTGAGATGGAGCTTATTGACGAAAAGGGTTATGAGCAAGACAGAGAATACCATACAATTAAGCAAGCATATGGTGATGTTATTATTAAGAAATGAGGATTAGACATGAGTAACAAATCACTTGCTGTTCTCGACAATGCGATTCGGTCTAAGAAGTTCAGGAATAAACCCTATGTCATTATTCCTAAAGTAGAAGCTAAGGTCATATTATCGACACAGGCTCAGCAAAAGGTTTTGTTGGAAGAACAACAAGCATACATTGAAGAATTAGAAATGAAACTCAGGACAATAGGAGAGTTACTATGACACACCTAATCTTAGGCGCAATATCAGGCATAGTCATTTACTTCCTAATGCTATGCTTCATGTTCTGGCAAATACCACCAGACTTAGGTTCGCTGCAAGTTTATGACAGAGTGTTTATTTTTATATTCGGCTTGATATTTGCTGTAGCAGGTGGTATGGTTGGATATGCAACTTTGAAAAATATGGAGGGATAATTATGACTAAACGAGAGAAGATTGAACAGGCAGTTGAGACATTACAAGGTAAATGGCCTGATGATTCTGTTGAAGGTGAGGATGTGTTACATCAATTCTACACTGGTAGATATGTTGCAGGTGTCTGCGAATCAACAACAGTTGATATGATCTGCACTCGCAAGGAATTCGAACAAGTAGCTAAAGAACTAGGCTGGGTGAATGGCTGTAAGTGGGGCGTTGAATACCCGACTAATGGCGAGAAGCCTGAATTACCTGATGATGTTCAGGTGGCAATCAGGAATGAGAATGGAAGATGGCTCTCTTATGGCAATGAGGCCGATCAAGTTAAAAACTGGGAATGGGAACTAATTGAGTCATTTAAAATTATAGATAAACGTTATAAACCTGAATCGGAATCAAACTGGCATTGTCGTGGTGAATACCCGCCCGTGGGAAGCAAAGCAAAACTAAATATAGATGAAAAGATGTGTGAAGTTGAAGTTATAGCATATCACGGTCATGGTGAATGTATGAGAGCATGGGTTTACAATATAGGTCGTGGTTACAGAACGACACTTCCCGATAGCTTACGCCCAATCCAATCCGAGCAAGATAAATTCACCAATAACCTCGCAGAGCATATCAAGGACGTTGGTGATTCAGTTAGTTTTGCCGTTGAGGGCTATGAGTTTGCGGCAAAAGAAGTGATTAAATTCTTTGAAGAAAATGGATGGGAGAAACCTTATGAAAATCAATAATGCAGCTTTGTCAGCAATGCCTACACAGGTCAATGGTGGCGATTTATTTGGTGGACTGACTAAGCGTGAACAAATTGCTATGGTGGCATTACAGGGTATTTTGTCTAGCCCATATTATGCTGACTTTTGTGACCAACCTAATTATGACCAAAAACCTAAAGCAGCAGCAATTAGCGCAATTAAACACGCAGACGCTTTGCTAGAAGAATTGGACAAAACCAATGACGACTAAACTATGTACACCAGAACTCGCCAGCGGAGGGCAGCAATACCCTTGCGCCAATTGTGGATTACCGCCAACACCAGAAGGACATGATGGATGCTTGGGTACTTTGCAAGGTAACATTAAAAATTCTTGCTGTGGTCATGGTAATGATAACCAAGCCTACATTCAATACGATGGTGACGTGGGTGTTGGCGAAGATGACGGTTGGGGTAATAGTTGGATTGGTGGAGTTGAGGCAAGAATTGAGCAGAAACGATTAGTGGAGGAACGTGAAAATGGAAAAAGATATACTAGATGAGCTTAACATCCAACGGGAGAGAGCTTGTCACTATGACTCGGTTGATCCTGAAGTCATTGATAGCGCCTACTTAGTAATAGAAGCCTGTCGTAAAAGAATTGACGACCTAACCTTTGACTTATCAGCGGCACATAGAGATATTAATGAACTTGAACGTGAATTATCACAAGCTATTGACATCATCGAGGATAGTGGTGTAGACTATGATGAAATTGTTAAGGCAAGAGAAATTGGAGGATGAATTATGAACGAAGAAATCTTCAACGAACATAACCGAGAATTAGAGCGAACCATCGCACGAATTGATTACCAGATTGCTATGCTAGAGAAAGAGCGTAATGACTTGAAGAAACTATTATGGCATAAAGATTCGGATACAGGTGAATGGACAAGAACTTCAACATAATCCTTTCAGGCAAGACTTAGGGCAAAAATACTCCCTTATCCTATCCCCATTGGAACTATCCTGAGTCTTGCCACTCTAATCTCCATTACGTGTCAAAAATCTAGCACAAGGAGAACACTTCTATGACAACAATCGCTATCGACCAATCCCTTACAATGGCAGCAGATTCCCAAGCTACAGTTGGCGACAGACGAGTTCAACAACCCGTTACAAAGATATTCCAGACAAACGGTTATACCATTGGTGTTGCTGGTCGATACTCAGAAGCACTAGCATTCGTAGATGCTTTAGAAGATGCACTAGAGCGAGTTAAGCTACAACAAACCACCTACATAGAAATTGAACAAGGTGTTATCGAAGAAATGGACAACTTCCATGCGCTTATGATCACACCAGAAGGCGACATCCTAGAGTACGAGGGAAGTCGTTTCACAGTACCCGTAGAAGCTCCTGTAGCGATTGGTAGTGGCGCTGACTATGCCCTAGCAGCTATGGAGTGTGGTAAGAACGCGATTGAAGCCGTAGAAGTTGCAATTAAATTTGATGTATATTCTGGAGGAGAAGTCCAGTTTGCATCAACCCCTGAGCCTGAGCAAGTACCTAGTCGAGAGGATTGGGAGAAGAAACCTAAACGTGAAATCCTAGACGAGATATTTGGTAAAAAAGATGAGCAACAGAAGCCCCTCCCCAGATCAGGTACATAACGACTTAAAGAAATTAGAAGCAAAGGTAGATGAGATGGTGTCTGTGCAAAGTGATATGCGCGATAACATTCTCATCTTAACTGAGAACCAGAAAGAGATTAAACGTCTGCACGAAACACAGGCCGAACAAGGGCGTAGCATTCAGGACATGAATTTACGCCTTACTTTAACAGAAGCGGCTACAGCTAATCACAAGGAGAAACTGAAAGGAGTCTCTGAATCTAAGCTGGTGAATCGTGCAGTAATATTTATAGCAGGTGTTATCGCAACAGGATTGATAGGACTTGTATTTAAGGTAGCATTCCAATGGTTAACACAATCTTAGAGTTATTTGTTCTAATACTTAGTTGCCTGTCTATATTCATTGGTATACTTGGACTAATAACTGTAGCTAAGTGTAAAGTCAAACGAATTAAACCAGCCATCATATCCGTACAAGTTGTTGCTGTATTACTAGCAATAGCTCACGCCGCATTACAATATACAAAAGGTATTGACCTAGAATACACTATAGTGATTTATCTTGCCCTAAACTCTAGCTTCTTGTTATTAGTACAGGTTGTGGCGCTATTATTATGTCAGCCTAAGAGTGAGGTTAAGGATTGCCCTAAACTAAAGGCTAGGGTAAAAGTTTCAGGTAATAGTATTCTAAAGTAACAGTCCATCCAACAACACAAGGGTAGTCTTAATGGCTAAATCTGGTGCAAAGCGTAAACGTACACAGAAGTTCAAAGCTGAATTAAACTTAGTGAAAGACAGTAAGCACGATACGGATTGGAAGCTAAATTGGTATTGTCCACAAGGGAGGCAGAATGACATTATTGACGCTATGGACAATCACGACCTAACGATTGTTAATGCGCCGAGTGGTTGCGGTAAAAGCTCCACAGTCATTTATAAGGCGTTACAGGATTATCGTAAAGGTACTTACCGTAAGGTTGTCCTGATTAAGAATGCGACAGAATCCGCAGATGAGTGCATAGGATTTCTTGTTGGTGGCAAAGACCAGAAATTAGAGGCTCACATGGCTTCTATGAAGAAATTATTTCAACAATTTATGTCAAATAACAAATTAGAAAACGACATCTCCAACGGCAATATCGTCCTTGATATTCCTAACTATCTGCTTGGCTCTACCATTGACAACGCCTTAATCCTTATCGAAGAAGCACAAACAATGTCCCCTCAAATACTTAAGCTATGTATGGAGCGTGCTGGACAGAATAGTAAAGTCGTAGTTGTTGGCGATAGTCGTCAACGATATTCTGCTAAGAAACGTAGCGATGGTTTAGCCGATTTAATCCAACGTACAACATACGATAACTACGGTGCTAAGTTCAGCAATAATGAAATGGTTGGTTACGTTGAAATGGACTCTAGCCACAATATGCGAAGCGACTTGTCGAAGTATATCACTGAACTGTACGTAGACTAACACCACCAAATAAAAATATCCCGTGTCTAATGCCTAGTATTGGAATATAGGAGCATAGAATGGCAGTCAATACACCCTTACGTGCATACAGAGAGATGGCTTCTAAGTGGGATCTACCTCTCGCCTTAATGGGCGGTACAGCGCGTATGCGTAGAGAATCAAAAGAATGGCTGCCACAACTCCCTAACGAGAGTGACGAACTGTACCAAATTCGTGTAGAGCGTTCATTCTTATTCAACGTGTACCGTCGTACAATCCTGTCAATGGTTGGTAATGCTTTCAATGATAATATCACTGTCAGCGGCATACCCAAAGAGTTAGAGTACCTTGAGTATAATGCCAACGGACAAGGACAAAGTTTAACGGAACACGCTGCTGAGTTATTCGAGGATGCTCTTATATTCGGCAAGTGTCACAACTACGTTGATTTCCCTAACACGGAAATTGAGCGTGTTAATTTAGTTGAATACAGTCGCATGGGCTTACGTCCATATTTAGCACGTATATCTCCTATCAACTTAATTGGTTGGGAATTATCGTATAATAACGGCTTTGAGAATGTAGAGCATATTCGTATCTTGGACTCAGACTTTCGTTTGAATGAGCATTTCCAAGAAGAAGAGCGTGAGATTGTACGAGTTATCCGTCCAGATAGCATTCAACTATACGCTCGTGAATACTCTAGTGTTAGTTCAATGCAGCCACGCCCTTATGGTAAGAAGCTATCTGTTGTAGATCGTGCTGGCGAAGGTGACTTTGAACTGATTGACGAAGTACCGAATGCGTTAGGTTATGTACCTATTCAAAGCGGTTACGCCAATAAACGTGGCACATTTGTAGCTGACCCAACTCTTGAGGACTTGGCTTGGCTTAACCTACAACATTTCCAAAGCTCTAGCGACCAGAACAACATTCTTCATATCACTCGTGTCCCATTCCTCTTAGGAACAGGATTTGATGAAGAAGAAGTTGACAACATCACTATCGCTGCAAACAACATGGTCATATCTGGCAATAAAGATGCCGATATAGGTTACGTTGAACACAGTGGTACGTCAATGCAAGCTGGTCGTCAGCATGGTAAAGATTTAGAAGAACAGATGAAGCAAAGCGGTGCTGAGATCCTATTTGCTAAGTCTGTATCTCGACAAACTGCAACATCTCGTAAGATTGACCAAGCAGAAGCTCTTAGTGTAGCACAAATTAGCCTACGCTCTATCGAGCAAATGCTTGAGCAGAATTACAAGGTGGCAGCGGATTGGTTAGATATTGACGACGATTTTGAGCCTATTGTCAGTATTGGTGCTGATCTGAACTTAGCCGATGACCCGAACCCAGTTCAAGGATTTATTAGCCTACACGAATCACTAGGCTTTGACCCTGAAACTGCTCTGTCAGAAGCTAAACGTAGAGGTCTTATTGCCCCACATGTTACCGTCAACGACATAGAAATGATGGAACGTAATCAGCAAGAGCCTCTATTTAATAACGAACCGTCTGATTCAAATGATGATGACAACAATCAAAACGAGCCTGAACAATAGTCGTGAGGACGAAACATGAGTGAACAAGAAGTACAACACGGTGAGCGTGACCAACAAGTAGAAGAAGATCAAGAGAACCTTGACACACGAGATCAAGACCAAGTTGAAGAAGATTTAGTCAAGATCCCCAAAAAGGATTTTGCCCAAATCAAGAAGCAGCTAAAGTCGGCTAATCAAGAAGCCAAACAACGCCGTGAAGAATTAGAGCGTTACAAAGGCTACGGATTAGAGCCTGACGAAATTGAGGAGCTAATTAGTTTGCGTGAGAAGCAAGACCAAGAACCTCAAGAGCAGGACGAGAATCGTGTAGACCGCAAGGAACTAGACAAGCAGCGTAAGAGCCTAGAACAGAAATATCAACAACAGATCCAGCAATATGAGTCTGAAAAGTCCGAGATGCAAAAGCGTCTTGAAACTACGTTGATTGAATCTTCTGCTCGTGACGCTATTCGTGCAGAGAAGGGTGTTCCTGAACTTCTTTTAGACCAAGTTACCAAAGCATCGAAGTTAGTGCAGAATGACCGAGGCGGTTATGACGTGCGTATTGTCGATGAAAATGGTGAACCAGAATTTAATGATCGTGGCGAGTACATGACCATTAACGACCACATTAAACAGCTTAAGAATCACGAAGTATTTGGTCGTGCATTTGAGACAGAAGTTAAGAAAGGTGCAGGTATTCAAGGTCAGCAAGGTAATCGTAAACCTCGCACCGACGTTACCAAGTCACAACTTAAATCTGATCGTAAAGCTAAGATGGAATTTATTGCTAAGAATGGTATTTCCGCATATAACGAATTACCAGAATAAGTGATGAATACAACTTCACGTTGGAAGCCGTGAGGGTTTCTACAATAAAATAGAAAACTCTACTAAGGAGAGATTATAATGCCTATCGGTAATAAGACAGATTTTGTCATCTATCAAGACGGCTTCCAAACTGGTATGTTGGAGGCTTTAGAGCAGGAAGTTAGCGTACTAAACGCTGGTCCTCGTGGTATCGTAGTAGTAACTGAAGCAACTCGTGGTGAGTACCTTGAGTCTGCATTCTTCCAGAATGTTGATGGCTTGGTATCTGATCGTGATACTACTTCAACTGCTGACGCACCAGAAACTAAACTGAACCAACAAAATGTCAAGGACATCCTTGTAAACTATCGTGTTGGCCCTAACTCTAACACTATTGACGGTTTCCGTAAAATCGCTGAAAGCCCAGATGTAATGTCTATGCTATTAGGTGAAGCGGCTGGTCAACAGTTAGCAGAGAAATTCCTGAACGGTGGTCTTGGCGCACTTGTTGCGGCTATGTCAACTGAAGCAGGTATGGTATTCGATACTCGTGGTGCTGCTGACGCGCTTAACCCTAAAGCTGACTCGACTTCAATTACCCTGCGTAACTTGAACCGTGTGCTTGGCTTAATGGGTGACAAACGCGCACGTACACGTATGTGGGTAATGCCTTCTGCACCTTTCACCGAATTGGTTGATAACCAGATCGTTGAGAAGTTGGGCGAAGTATCTGGCGCTGTCGTTTACGGCGGTAATCCGGGTACTTACGGTTTGCCAGCATACGTGACTGACAGCCCTGCATTGTCGTTCACCCAAGACGTATCAGCGGCTCAAGACGGCTCTGACGAAATCACTCGTCACCGTATCTTAGGTCTGACTGAGCAAGCGTTGGTTATCCAACAACAGCCTTACTTCGACTTAGAAGTTGAGCGTAAAACTGGTAAACAAAACCTGTTAGTAACCTATCAAGGTGAAGGTTCTTACCTAGTACGCCTGAAAGGCTTTAGCTGGACTGGTAGTGAATCACCAACTGACGGCGAACTTGCTACTGACACTAACTGGAGCTATGTATTTAGTTCTGTTAAATCAGGTCCGGGCGTAATGCTGATTGTTGATGACGAACCTGCTGCATAAGCTACACTAAATTAAGCGGAGGGGTTTTTGCCCCTCCCTTTTAGCTTAGGGTTTTGACTAAAGCGTTTACGTTTTAATGAGAGCCTTGATCCAATGACGGAGAGATAAATAATGAGTAATGTACGCCCAACTTTAATTGCATACACAACTAAGACTAAAGGTTATCCAGAGTTTGACCAATTCCGTGTCACATTCTCTAACCCTACATTCTTCCAAAATGCGACCCCAGAAGGTCGTTATGATTATTTCTATACAGAATCAGATGCAATTCGTGAAGTGTATGCTATTCAGAACCCTACTATTAAAGAGTTTACGCTAGATTTTAAAGAGAAACCTAAGCGCCAATCCAATGCGATTGAAACGAAAGTGGAAGAAGCACTCAAGGAGAAAGCAGATGCCGAACAAGAGTCAGAAGAAGAAACCGTACAACAAGAACAAAAAGAAGAAGTAAACGAGCCTGTAGAAGCCGAGAGCAAGCCTGAAATCCCTGACGACTATAAAGACCTTAGTTGGCCTAAGTTACGCTCTCTGGCTTCACAATTCACTGACGAAAAAGGTATCAACAAGGAACGTGCATTGGAAATCTTAGCAGAAGCTAAAGGTGAGTAATTATGTACGACTTCCTAGTTGAAGATGGCACGGGTGTAGTTGGGGCAACCAGTTACGCCACAGTTGCTCAAGCAGATAGCTTTGCGTCCTTTTGGGAATATCCCGACTGGGCGCTTTTAGGCGTAGAGGATAAGGAAAAGTTACTTATTCGTGCGTCACGCTTATTGGACGAACAGTTTACTTGGCGTAGTCACATGTTAACAAAAGAACAAGGGTTATTGTTCCCTCGTATGCCTTTTGTTGATACAGAGAATCGTAAGGTTGAAGGTATACCTCAAGACCTAGTTGAAGCTACCGCTGAAATTGCTATTTTGCTTGAAGATCATAACCCTGATGACCTAGACAAAGTTAAGACGTTAGTGAGTCAAAGCTACGGTGATTCGAGCGAAGAATACTTAGGTGGATGGCAAGAGAATGTCACCCCATTCGTATCTGCGTTCCAAAAGATTGCAGCACGACTTAAGCGCTTTGGTTACGGTGGTAAGACGTTAAAACAAGTTACTCTTATTCGAGGATAAGTTATGAATAAACATCCTCAAAAAGCAACCTTGTGGAAGTATGGTGGCGTAGACTTTAACAACGTACCCGCCTATGAAAACTTAGGCACATTTGATGTTAGGTGGGAAGAAGAAACTCGCCTTATTATTGACAGTGATGGGCGTGAGGTTTTAGGTAACGGTACAATCTACTTCCCTGAGAAAGTATTTGACGTAGGTTATTACGTTGCTAAGGGTGAGGTAGCAGATACTAATCCACCTAGTAGCTCATACGAGATACAGAACGTAAGGTCTATTTCAAATTTGTCTGGTACGCAATATGAATATCGGGCATTAATATAGTTGTTGAAAGGGATGCCTGTTTATCTCACTCGGATCAGGCTCAGGGTAGGTGGGTGTCTCTTTCACTTTAGTTCGAGGTAAGGTTATGTTCAACACGTCAGACATAGACTCTTTCGTAAATGAGTTAAAAGCAGGTGTTGAGCAAGTACATAAGAACTCAATTCAGGCTGTGGAAGAATATCTTAAATTAATTGAACAAACGTCACAGAGTTATGTGCCGATTGATTCAGGTGCTTTACGAGATTCTTTCTTTGTTGAAGTCAAGGTGAGCAAGAATAGGATAACTGGTATAGCTGGTTATGATAAAGATAACTCCCTAGCACACTACGCTAAGATTATGCACGAAGGTGTATGGCCTGACGGATTCTGGCCTAATGACTTTAACAGTAGCGAAGGCACAATACGGCTTAATGGTGAACCTATCAGTTATAAAACTGGTAAACAGGCTACACCTCGTTCTCACTTCCTTGACAGAGGTATATTAGAGAATGAGCCACAATGGAATACTTTACTTAAGGGGATATTAGATGGCTTATAATCACCCACCACAGGAGATTGCCCAATACCTCGTTACAGAGGGTGACGCAACTATGGGTGAGATATTTGTTGACAATATCCCGTCCGAAAATGAATTGCAGAATGACCCTGATTACATTCTCATTGTGCGAATGATTGCTGGTGTCCCTAATCCGAGATGGGCTAGGGATAATATCACAATCCGATTACAAGTTGTCAACTATAAACGTACAACGCTAACTCAAGCACGAGATTATATCTGGGGTGTCTATAACAAACTATTAGGTGCGTATAACATTGAATTAAACGGTTATACATACTTTCAATTTACAAGTCAGGAAATGCCTAACCTTGTAAGTATAGATGGCGAAAAGTCGCTATACACATCGTCATTAAGTTTTGTGCGTGAGGCTCAAACAAAAGAAGGCAATCGAGACGTAATTTCTTAGAATTAAGGAGAGAAAATAAATGTCAGCCAAGATTTTTGAAGTCTCACCAGATGGCACTAACTGGGCGGTAATGCCCGGTAATGATGCCTCTGTTGACTTAGAAGGTGAGGACTTAGATACAACTGTATTTGGTTCTGATTTCAGTTCAAGTATCACTGGTATCATCAACCACTCATTTAGTGGTAATGCCATGTTCCGTGAAACAGCGGGTTATAACGGTCGTATTCGTAAAGAGGGCGACGCTGTTGCATTCACTGACGAAGCTACTACAGCTAATGGTGACTGGTACGAAATCACAGACCGCACTAAATCGCTATTTGATTATAACACAGAAGTCGTTGTAGAAGATGATGCAACACCTGTAGCAGATGCCGATATTGAAGAAATTGATTACTTACATGGTCGTGTCAAGTTTGTTGACGCATATACTGTCACTGGTCCAATTACCTTATCGGGTGACTATAAGCCACTTAGCACATTTGGTTGCTTCAACAGCTTAGACCTAACTCAATCGTCTGAAACTATTGAAACAGGTTGCTTTGAAACTGTTGGTGCTAATGGTGGTTATCAAACATATAAGCCAACTTTACGTGACGTATCTATTGACGCAGAAGGTTTCTACCAAACTAGCTCTGACTTTGCTAGTCAATTACAGAATCGTGAACGCTTCATTATTGAAATTGACATTGAGGGTGATGGTGAGAACTTAGCACGTGGTTACTTCCGTATTGGTACAGATGGCTACTCAGGTGGTCCGGGCGGTGACGAAACCGAATCTGTTAGCTTCTCATTGTTCGTACCAGAAGGTGTTAAACCTTTCTCATGGCGTTTCGGTGCTAACACTAAAGCACCACAAGGTCTAATCTGGACTATTGAAGCATGGGAGAATAAGACGAATCTGCACTACCGTTACTTCCCAGAGGGTCGTGACAATAAAGGTTTTGAAGCTGAGTCTGTCGTAACTGACTGTTCAATTTCAACTGCTGTGGATGCCTTAGCAGAAGCAAGTGTGTCGGGTCAAGGTACTGGTGCGTTCACCATCCTTAACGATACGCCATAATAATTCGTCTGATTGTAAATAACTAACCGTCTATTCGTAGACAAACTAGGAGTGTTAAATGAGCCAAAACATCCGCAAATCATATCGTGATAAATTACTAGCTAATAGTAGCAAAGGTGGTCGTAAGTTTGAGTATGAGGGTATGGAACTATTCTTTCGTTTTCCTACTCGCCGCGATAAGCGTGAAATCTTAGCGAAGTCCACAGATAAAGATGGGCAAGTTAATAACGCTTTGTTAGAGGTTTGGGCAACCATTCAGTTAACACAAGTTGCTGAAACTAAAGAAGCCGTATTCACCGAAGATGATTTTGATATTATTGATGGATTAGAAATGGGTAGTGATTTTGACAAGGTTTGTGTTGAGGCGGTCTTAGCACTGCTGGGAGAAGAAACCGACCCAAAAGAATTGCCGCAAGACTAAAAAGCGACCCTGAAACTTATAACGAACTACAACTAGCCGAACACTTAGGAAAGTTTCATTATGAAATCTTAGATATGCCTGAGTCAGAATTTAACCTTTGGATGGGTTACCTTACGCTTAAAGCTGAGGAAGCAAAGAAAGAGGCTAAAAAGGCTGGTAAGAATAAGAATAAGGGTAAGCGTTCAGGGGGCTTCTAATCGGAGTCCCCTTTTTTGTTTCTATGTGAGGATATTATGGCATCATTACAGGGTAGCGTTAGCATAAATACGAAGAGTATTCAGGACGCTGTTAATAAGTTAAATAAGTTAAGTGCTAAACTCAAAGAAGTTTCTAGCGCTACTTCAATGTATGAGCAAGCACAAACTCGCAAGGCTCAATCAGATAATAAAGCAACCAAAGCCGCTAAAGATCAAGAACGTGCTGAAAAGGCCAAGTCCGACTTATTACAACGCAACGCCAACTTAGTTGAACGTGCGGCAAACCAATTAGCTAACTATACACAACGAGTTAGTGCGAATGTTAAGGACGAAGCTAAGCGAGCACAAATGCTTGAGCGTGTAGAAAATGCTATGCAGAACTATGCTGCTCGTGTTAAAGCTGCTCAAGGTGATACTACTAAATTAGCTGCTGCAAAAACCCGCCTGTCTACTGTCACTGGTAATCTCTCTCGTGAATTAAAAGAGCAATCTTCCTCACAAGGCTCTAGTCAAAAGTCTGCTGTTGCTACTGAACGAGCATTGGGTAGTCTTGAGGTTCAGTATAAGCGTTTTGCCACAGCGATTGAGAACTCTACTATCGAAGAGAAAATACAGCAGAATGTACTGAAAGAGGCTAAGCAAGAATACCTTGCGGCTAGAGCAGCTATAAAGCAATACGGCGCTGGTACACTTCAAGCAGTACAAGCCCAAAATAAATTCAGAATATCCTTAGCTGACACGGCTAATAATATGCGTAACCAATTCAAAGGGGTTGGTCGTGGTGCTGGTCAAGCTGGTATTCAGGTGCAACAATTTGTTGGGCAGATACAAGGCGGTGTTAACCCAATGGTTGCGTTATCACAACAAGCTGCTGACTTAGGTTTTGCTTTAGGCGTACCCTTAGCAGGTGCTATTGCTGGTTTGGCTTTCTCATTCGGTAGCTTCCTTAGTCCCGAAATGTTTGAAACAGCAACAGCCGCAGAAAAGCTAGAAGAAGCACTTAATAATGTTGATGATGTATTGACAGATACAGACGAAGGTGTAGTCAGATTATCTGACAAAATACTAAGATTAGCTGAGGTTAGTGAGTTAGCGGCAGAGGCAAGTTTAATCCTAGCTTTGAGGGAAGCACAAGAAGAGTCTAGGAAAGCTGCCGAGGGTATTTCTGACCTAACTGGTAATATAGGACTTATACAGCAAAACGAAGGTTTCACTGGGCGCATACAAAATGAAATGCGTGAACTTGGCGAGTCTTTTGGTCTATCAGGGCTAGAAGCCCAAAAAGCTGGTCAGAGGTTATCAGGGCTAATAGAAGAGACACGCAGGGAGCCTAGCACCGAGAACCTTACAAAGCTCTTAGACACTATGGGTAACATGGTTAAAGTCGCTGGTGATGATTTAACCCCAGAAATGGAATCACTATACAGAGAAATAGAAGAGCTTTCACTTGGCGCAATACTCCTTAATGAAGATGCTACTAAGTTGGAAGAAAAATTAAACAACTTAGGTGAGGCTTTTGAGGATAGTTCTGAGTCATCACAAAAGGCTTCTCGGAACCTACGCTCTTTACTAGATGGACTACAGGAGCAAGTTGCTACTTTAGGTATGTCTGAAAGGCAAATGGCTATTTATGAGGCCAGAAGAAACAAAGCCACAGAAGCGGATATACTTTTCATAAATGCCCAGTATGAACTAATCGAAGCCGAAGAAAAGAAAGCTGCTGCAACTAAGAATGAGGCACAACAATTACGTATATTAAGTGGCTTAACTAATAAAGTCAATGAGATGCGTGGTAAGGCTACAGCTTATGCCAATGCAAACTCTAAGGCTGACTTAGATGCTGCACTTGCCGCTGCTAAAAATGCTTCTGAGATAGAAAAACAGCGAGATAAGATTGAAGCATTATCCTTTGCTAACCAGAAGATATTAGCACAACGTCTTGGGTTATCTACACAAGGTAAAACTCAGGCACAAGTTGAGAATGAAATAGCTAGAGCTTATCAGAACCAAGCAGATGCAGCAAGTAGAGCACAACGTGGCGCTAAGGCACTATTTGATTTTCGTCAACAATCACAGAAGATAGAGGGTTCAGCTACAGGAATTTCTGGTATTCAGGCTGATTTCTCACAACAAGAAGAACAACAGCGTCAAGCATTTGGTCGGTTGCTACAGGCAAATGATTTCACAGATGAGCAACGTCAACAGTATATAGACCAGTATGTTACAAATATGCAGGAGCTAGAGAAACAGAAGAATGTTGCTCTTAGTGAAGCTATGCGATCTGGCACTGACGCTGCTCAAATTTCACCGTTGTCTGATACAGAAAGATTACGTCAGGATTTTGAACAACGTAAGCAAACGTTAGGTGAAATATTTGGTGAAGAAAGTGAGATGTATAAATCACACCTTGCTAGTCTGAAGAACCAATATGAGCAACAAAACTTCCACATGGAATTTGCTAAACAAGCCCAAGCTGCTAACGGAATACTTGGCGGTGCTATGGACACCATGCAAGCTCTAGGTAAAGAGAACTCGAAAGAGTATCAGGCTATGGCTATTAGTCAAGCACTCATCCAACAAGCTATGGCTGTAAACTCCGTGTGGGCAGACCCTAGCATACCGTTCTGGGGTAAAATTGGTTTGTCAGCTATGGCTGGGATGCAAGTTGCTGGTCAGATTAAGCAAATTAAGTCACAATCATTTGCTACTGGTGGCTTTGTCTCAGGAGCAGGTACAGGTACATCTGACAGCATCCCTGCCCGACTCTCTGACGGCGAGTATGTCATAAACGCCGCTGCAACACGTATGCTTGGTAAAGGATACTTAGACCAACTTAACAGTGGGCGTGTTCCTGCTATGAATCGTGGCGGAAGTGCTGGTCGAGTTCCTGCTATAGCTATGTCTAACCCAAGTCAAGGTTGGGGTGATTTAAGTGTCCAAGTAATAAACGAAGGTAATAGTGAAATGGAAGCGACTCGCACAGAACAAGGCTATGACGAGAACGGACAAATGCAAATGCGTATATTCGTTCGTCAAGTTGTTCGTGAAGAAATGGACTCAGGTAATATGGACAAATCAATGGGTCGTAACTATGGTGTCACTCGTAAACCGACAAGGAGATAACAATGGCTACATGGCCTAGTGAATTACCGCAATATCCATTAGTCGAGGGGTACAATCGTACTCCTCAGTCTAGTTTATTGCAATTTAATACGGACACAGGGCGAGCTAAGGAGCGTAATCGTGCTACCGCCATGCCTGAACAAATCACCGAAAATTATGTCATAGAAGATAACTTATACTCTGTACTAGATAGCTTCTTCAAGAATGATGCGGGCAGAGGTACTATCCCGTTCTTTAAGACCGAACCTGAAACTGGACTTACTAAAGAATACCGATTCCGTAGTCCGCCTAAGTTTGAGAAGCGCGGTACGTTATATAAAGTAACTTGTGAATTAGAACTTTTACCATAAGGAATACCTATGCCTGATCTTAGCCCCGAAACCTTAGAAGAAGTATTTGCTCAATATATGCCGACTACGCTATTACCGTTGATTCGTTATAGCGGCGTAGACAACAACGGAGACCCTGTAGAGCGATTCTACGTTAATAATTGGGAGAATATCACCAGTAACAGACAAGTGTACCAAGCTGCTGCGTTTAAGATGTCATTAGGCTCAGATGAGTCTGATAATATGCCAGCAGTAACATTGACATTTGATAGTGGCGATAGACAAGTTATCAACGAGTTACGTCAATTCAACGAAGCACCTAAGATATACTTATCCGTAATTGTTGCTGAACGTCCTGACGAAGTAGAGCTTCCTGAGATAGAGTTTCAGGCTAAGGATTGGACAGTGAAGGACAGTGCTGTAACTATCAACCTAGAATCTGAGCCTGTCCTTAATGAGCCTATTGTTGGCGACATTGTTACGCCACAATTATTCCCGCTACTATGGGAAAACGTCACAGTGACAGGACAGTAGGTTATGGAAAAGTTTATTCCCTATATTGGGCTAACATATAAGCCTAGTGCAAGAAACCATGACGTAGTAGATTGCTGGGGTTTGATCGTAACTTTATACAAAGACTTATACGATATTGACTTACCAAGCTTCTCAGAATGCTCCTATGCAAAGAATGGTATGCAAGGTACAGCCCAATTCATTGCGGGTACTGACCTATATAGCAAGTGTCAAAAATTGAGTATTGAACAAGAACCACAAGAGGGTGATTTAATTCTCCTCACGAACGCTGGTCAACCTACTCACATAGGCATGGTTGTGGACAAAGACCACATGATACACGCCTTTGACAAAGCTGGTAGCGTCATAGAATCATTCAGGAGCAATAAGTGGAAAAGCAGAGTAAGGGCAATATACAGACACCCACATTTCCTCTCTTAATTCAGGAACACCCTCTAGCCGAGCCTACGGTACACAATATTGCCGTAGGTGTTCGCGTATCTGACATCCTCAAAAATGCCCCTAAACATTCTGGCGCTGAACCCCAAGTCCTAGTTAATGGCGAGAAAGTTCACGGTAATTATAAGCCCAAAGAAGATGACATAGTTTATGTGACCTTAGTACCGGGCTTTACTGGTGCTTATGCTTGGTTGAACTGGGTTATAGTTATGGTAGCTTCTGCTGCTATCTCTTATGCCCTCATGCCTGATATTGGCGACCAGCAGAACGGAATGACTGACGAGAATAAGTTTGAGCGTATATCTGGACTAAAGAATAAATCCCCGTTATACGAACCATATCAAGCTATCTTAGGTAAGCGTAAAGTCGCACCTGTCTATATTTCACGCCCATATACTACTGTTGAAGGTGACAGAGAATACTTTCATGCTCTAATGTCAGCAGGGTACGGTCCTCTTAAACTGGAGAACTTTCGTATTGGTGAAACAGCTATTGAGGACTTTGATGACGTAGAAATTACTGTCTTAGACCAATACGAAAACTCTGATGAAAATGCTATCCGTGAAGTATGGCAACAAGACATTTCACAGCAGCAGATTCAGATTGAATTACGTGAAGAAGAGGGCTGGACTAACCGTACTACTGAAACCAATCCTGAAACTATTGTTAGTAACTTCTTGTTTCCGTCTGGCGTGTTTGGGATGGACGATGAGGGTAACAATGTACCTGAGAGCGTTAAAATAAGACAAGATATACAAGATGGTAATGGTGATTGGTGGACTGTCGTAGTAGAACATCAAAGCAACCAGTTTGGGAATATATCACCAAACTTGTATGGTGTAGTTAAGTTCGAGGATGGTTACTATCGCTGGAATAGTGATGGACTTGATGGCATATGGGGAGCATTAGACCTTCTATTCCTAGATGAGTACAGTGACCCTCTTAGTTCTTTTGGTAATTTTGAAACTATAGAAAAAGATGGTTTACTATTTATCAAGAACTTCCCAGAAAATGAGAAGATCACTTCTTTCCAATATACCGCTGCGACTAGGGAGCCAAAACTTAAGTCACTGAGCATACCGAGTGTTGATGAAATATGGCAAGGTACAACAGCAATAAACATCAGAACTCGTAAAGAAGGCCCTACTCAAGAACAAGTAGAGGATAATCGTGGTACTGCTAATGTTAGTTGGGAAAACCTACAAACAATTCGCCCATTAACTGACGAAGGTTTCAAGGAAGCTATTGGCTATAATCGCCCTAAGTTGCGCTATGACGGAAATGTTGTACGTAATTTCCGCCCTACGCTCATCCATGTTCGTATGCGAGCAACAGGCCAGCTTAATGGTAACTTAGACAACTTCTTCTGTGATGCTACAATGGTTGTACCACAGGACAAGAATGCTGACTGGAGAAACTGGCCTAACCTCACATTAGAGCCTAGCGTGAACCCTGCTGATGCTTATAAGTGGCTAATGCAAGGCGCAATGAATTACAGCCCAATTCCTATCGACAAGATCGACCATGACAGACTTGCGGATTGGCGCAGTCGTTGTGTATCTGAGAACTGGACAATATCCGCATTGCTGGATTATGAATCAACACTTTTGGCTGAGTTACAGAACGTAGCTTATACAGGACGTGCTGAGTTCCAATTTAATGAGGGTAAGTTCGGCGTTGTCGAGAAGATTGAACGTACAGTACCTCGTCAGATATTCACACCTAAGAACTCTGCTAACTTCCAGAGCAAGCGTGTATACCCAGAAGTTGTTGACGGTGTTAAGTTTCAATTTGAATCTGCTGCTGTTGATTATGAGAAAGATGAGGGCGTATTCCTAGACCCTGCCAAAGACCCCGATAACGGTGGTGACGCAAGTTTACTCAAAGGTCGTTACACCACAAATGAGTTGTGGGGTATTGATAACTTTGACCAAGCCTATCGTCTAACTCGTTTTGAATACTATGAGCGATTCTTACAGCGTGAAATTTACACCCTAGACTTAGACGCGGAAGTATTAGCAAGTCAACGTGGCGACCTTGTGCGAGTACAGAACGACATAATTAATGTTGGGCTTGGTGCTGGTCGAGTTAAGGCAATAGACGGCTCTGTTGTAACCCTAGACGAAACAATTAATACAGATAATTTGCCACAGAATACAGGCTTACAATTCCGTGATGACGTTGGTGTAATCACTACAACCACAGCTTCATACTTAGGTGATGGGAAATGGGATTGTGATAATCTTGACGCTAGTGTGTCTATTGGTGATTTAGCTATTTACGGGGAAACTGGCAAAGAAGCTATTGACTGTATTATCCGTGGTATAAAGTACAACGAAGATTTGGGTGCTAGTCTTACACTTGTTAATGCTGCTAATGAGATATACAACCTTGATGGTAATCCTATACCTGAGTATAATCCGTCAATAGCTTTACCAACTGATACGACACAACCCCCTAATCCAATCGTATCGGCAAATGCGTCTAAAGGCGTGATTAATGTCATCGTAAACAGTCCTGACCAAACCTATCCGACTAATGACTATCGCGCTTATGTTCAAGCTCGACAATTTCCTATTGGTCGTACCGTAGAGAATTATTTTGAGAACGACAATGAAGGTTGGGGTTATATTGCTCAAGGTGATGTAGCACAATCTACGTTCCAGATACAAGGACAACAGCGTGGGTTCAACTATGAACTAAGGGTACAATACCGTCGTGGTGATGGTGCGAGTGGTGGCTGGTCAAATACTCAGGTCGTAACGCTTGAGTATGGTGAGGGCTTACCTCTTATTCAGAACCTTAACTATGTCCACCAGAAGGATGGCACATACCTAACTTATAGTCCTGTCTCTGACCCTGAGTTTGATCGTTATGAGATAAGATTAGACCAGAACTTTGGCACGCAAGATAGTAACTATGTTGGAGCAACTAAAGATAATAGTTTTTTCTTAGGCTTGTTAGAGTCAGACCAAGATTACTACGTTGCTGTGAAGAATGTCTATAGCGCTTACAGTGAACCCAGTTTCATTTCTGTATTACAGAATGTACCAGCAGAGCCTGTAAACTTTATAGCCACTAATGAGGGCTTAGGTGTACGCTTAACATGGTCTAAGCTCAACACAGGCTACGAAATAGATTATTTTGAAATACGCTTCACCGAAGCTGGTGTTGGTGATAACTTTAGTCAATCTATTGAGTTAGGTTCTGTTAGTGGACTATCTACAACACATTCTACTATTAGTACTGGTCTATATACTTATTATATACGCGCTGTTGATATTGCGGGTAATGTTTCTGAGTGGGTTAATGATAATGTTGACGTTGAAAGAAGTTCTGACGCTATTGACGAAGAACTTGCTAATATAAACACCATCATCAACGACATCAACACCACACTTGACGATGTTGAGTTCAGCATCACAGAGAACAGTACTAACTTTGAAGATAATGCGCTGTCAACGCTGGATGCTATCACACGACAAGCAGCAAGCCGTGAAGAATTACGTAGTCGCATTGAAAATGACGAAGTGCTGATTGACGCAGCGGTGTACGTTGACCCCGAAAGCGGCACAATCGTTAATCGTGCATTTAACTATGCTGATGACCGATTTACCGAAGCACAGTTAGCCATTAACGGTGTTGACGCTCGAATTACTGCTACAGTGCAAGACGTTGAGCTAATTGATGGTCGTGTCAATGACTTGTCATCAGAGCTTGAGCTAGTACCCGGTCAAATTACAGCAACAGCGAATGCCGTAGTTGCCGAAGCGATACAGGCGCTTGACCCTGCTCACAGTTTTAACTTCTTTGATTCTGCACAGGGATGGGTTGCGGTAAACGGCACAATCAGTACAGCCGTACCAAATGAGATTAGTGCGACATGGGGTGACATTGAGAACAGCAACCTAACCTTTGTCGCAGAAGATAACCCCGTTATTCGTGTCACTATTGAGCGCACATCAGGTACAGGGTGGACAGGTGACTTAATCATTGAGCGTGACGATGCAACGACACATACGTTCAGTGGCATCATTGAAGATATACTTAGCGGTGGCGAGATTGTACGTTCGATTGACTTACGCGGAAGTGACGATTGGGTAGGAACAATCAACCGTGTTCGTTTAGTGTTAGGTGCGTCAACGTCTGACGAGTTTACGATTAAGCAAATCGTTATCGGCAAACCTGATGCGGCACTGCTAGAGCTTGAAGATATTAGCCAACGTGTTACTAGCGCAGAAGTTGAAATTAACGCTATCGACGGACGTGTTAATACAGTCG